CGCAGCAGCGACCTCGATGAACGGCCACGACTCCTGCGGCTCCATGGGCACCCGGAACTTGATGTAGCCACCTGCGTCAGACGGGGGCTGCGGCTCATCGGTGATGACCTTCTGACCGAGGTAGATCTCGTCACCGTCAGCCCACGGCAGAGCCGCGAGCTTCCCCGTCTTGCGGGCGTAACCCCACACCGTGGTGCCCTTGACCTTCACGGCGTCGAACCCCGCCTCCTCCAGCGGTGCGGGGGCACCGGTGGTGGCGTCGAAGGCCCGGAAGAATGTGACGCCGGCCTGGAAGTTGCCGGCACCGATCGCGTTGGCGTTGTTGGTGGTGCACAACGCCTTCTCGTTGATCTTGTCCGAGTCGGTCGCGCCCCACAGGAAGTCGCTCGCGAGGACGTCGCACGAGACCTCGATCCCCGCGTTGAGCTCCGCCGCGGTGGGGTTCTGCTCGTCGGCAGGTTCCTCGATGACAAGGGTGAACTTGGTGTGGCCGTCGGCCAGAGACTTTGGCATTACTGTGCTCCTTCGTCGTCCCCGGTGGCCGGGGTCTCACCGGATCCCTGGGCGGGGTCCGTGGTCTGAGTGGTCGCCTCGTTGATGGCGGCGAGGAGGTCGGCCTTCGAGGTGAGCCCGGTTCGGTCGATGCCGTGCTCGTCGGCGTAGTCCTTGAGCTCCGGGACCTTCCAGTCCTCGCCCGGTCCGCCGGCCAGTCGTGCCTCGGTGGCCAGCGCGGCGGTGAGCCGGAACGGCTTGCCGAGCACGGGGTGGTTGAGCCAGGCGCGGGGGATGCGCTGCTTCTTGCCGGCCGAGTTGACGGCGTGGATGAACTTGGGGTCGTCCATTGCGGGTGCCTCCTCAGGCGGTGGTGGTGTGGACGTACTGGAGCGGCACGAACAGCCGCTCGGGGGTGACGGCCCGGTCGGGCAGCACCAGGGGCGAGAAGCCCGGGGGACGCTCGAGCCGCCCCACGACGTAGCCGGGCACTGTCGGGTGCCAGCGGTGCAGGGCAGCGTCGATGCGGTCGACGAGGCCGAGCAGGTCGTCGATGTCGCCGGCCGCGGCGGTGACCTGGTAGGGCAGGGTCAGATCCGTGTTGCACCCGGCGAGGTCGAGGTCCGGGCCGTCCGTGCCAGTGCCGGGGAAGAGCACGGCGTACGGCCTCACGCGCAGGTCGATGGCGCTCTTGGTGGGGGGCTCGTGGCCGAAGCTGCCGTCGAGGCGTCGCCCGACTTGGCCGTAGTAGATGGTGGTGTTGGTGACGGTCTGGAGGCGTGCAGCTACTGCGCCGACGACCAGTCGGCGCGAGATGGTGGCCATCGTCTAGATCAGCCCCGTGGCGAGTTGGGCGAGGCCTTCGTTGAAGGCGGGGGCACGGCGGTCGAACGCGGGACCCATGAACGGGGTGCCGGACTGGGTGGAGGTGCCGTACTCCTGGTAGATGGCGTACTCGACGGTGGGGCCAATCTCGGCACTCATCGACCCGTTGCGGCCGTCGCCGGTGATGGTGGTGGAGATCGACGACTCCAGGGTGCCGGTGTCGACGGGGGCGAGGATTTTGGCGTCGGCTTCGATGTCGAAGGCCGTCTTGCGGAGGAGTGCGGACGCCTGTGCGCCGACGCGGCCGGCGTTGGTGGTGATGCGGGAGGCGAGGCCACGTACCTCGGACACATCGAGTGTCACGCCCATGACGACCTCCTCATGTCTGGTCAGAAATCGCGCAGGCCCAGCCCCGGGGAAGGTGGGCTGGGTCAGGTGGTGAGGGTGCAGAACAGGTCCCGCTCGAAGCGTTCGGTGCCGCGCACGACTTGCAGGACCTGCAGTGTGCGGCCGTCGAAGACGGGGTCACCGGTGCCGGCGAGGACGGCGAGGTGTCCCTCGAGCGCGTCGACGTCGAGGGGTACGACGATCAGGTAGTCGGCGATGACGCTCTGGTCACCAACCGCGACGGCGACTCGTGCCTCACCTGAGAGGGCCACGGCGCGGCAGGGGCCGTTGAAGTAGGGGGCGTGCTCGGCCGCGATCATCTCGTCAACGGTGGGGTTCCACTGTTGGACGGTGCCGGGTTCGCGGAGTGTGACGGTGCCGCGGGCTGCCTTGGCGACGACGGGGGAGTGGGTGTGGTTCCAGTCGGCCGGGATCACCCGCGTGTCGCGGCGGCCCTGCGCGTGGCGTGGGCGGGGCATCAGAAGGACCGGAAGTTGGTGTGTTCGGGGCCGTAGTCGGGGCCGACGATGCTGGCGATGCCGAAGTAGAACCCGGCGTCCGAGTCTTCGTCGTCAGCGTCAGCTTGGCGGCGCAGCTCAGCGGCACGCTTGCGCAGGCTGTCGGCGAGTTTCGCGCCGTCGGTGGTGAGGTCTTGGGTGCGGAGGACCTTGGAGGCGAGTGCCTGGTCGTCGGCGTTGGTGTCGATCGCCTGCGCGGCTGCGCGCTTCACCGAGTCGCCCTCGAGGGTGAGGAACGCCTTGATCTCTTCGTCGGTGAAGACTGCGGTAGCCGTGTCGACGTCGTTGAGGAGGAGACGCACCATGCCCACGGCGGTGGCGGTGTCGTAGGTGAATGCCATGGTGCGTCTCCTTCGCTCTCGGTCCTGCTACTTCTTGGCCGCGGCTGCGGCGTCAGCGTCGGCCTTGGCCTTCGCGTCAGCAGCAGCCTTCGCGTCGGCGTCTGCCTTGGCCTTGGCTTCCGCCTCGGCCTTCGCCTTCGCGTCAGCGTCCGACGTCGAGGAGCTCGACGAACGACGACCCTTCGGCTTCGAACCGGGCGGCAGCATGTCCGCCCGGATCCACGCCTTCGGCACCGACGGCAACTCGTTGCCGGCCTCGTCGACGATCTCGACCATGTCCTTCTCGGAGTAGAGGCTCATCACGGAACCACCACTCCATCGGAGGCGTAGGTGAACAGCGGGTCACCGCTGGCCCCACCCACGATGTGACGGCACCGGTAGTAGATGGTGTCGTCGTCGAACGACCCGTCGTCCACCGACACCTCTCCACCACCGACACGGCGACCCTGGTCGGCCTTGTACCGCAGGTCGGGGGTCTCGAACCCGGCGAGGAACGCGACGTAGAACGCCGGCCGCGGTGCCTGCGGGGTCGGGACCACGAACCACGCGGTACCCGGCAGGTTCGCCAGGACCGTCAGGGTCACCTTCCCGCGGAACGGGTTGGAGGTGATGACCGTGTTGCCGTCACCGTCGACCGTGCGGATCTCGGTGGTGTTCATGATCCGCTCAGCCGTGAACTGCAACGCCGGCCCGACGACGAGCTGCAGCGGCCCCGGTGTACGAAGACGACCGTTCTCGTCCTTCTTCGTGGTCACGACCGTGATCGCGGCCTGCAGGTTCTCCGCGGTCAGCGTCCCGGTGCCCAGGTTGCCGTTGCCGACGTTGAAGAACGCCGTGTTCGGGGCCCCCGTGACCGGGTTGGCCAGCGACTCGATGGCGACGTCGTCCTCGGTGTAGCGGGCCTTGGTGGCCCACCCGCCGGGAACGGACTGGAGCTCGCCGATCTCGTCGTTGACGCGGGCCTCGAAGGTGTAGCCGAACTGCTCACCGAACTTGTTGACCTGGATCGAGCGCTCCTCGAGAGAGTGCTTGGCCTCGGGGTAGTTCGTGTGCTCGGGCACCCGGGCGAGGGTGGCAGTGGAGCCGACCAGCTCGCGGAGCTGCTTGGGCTTGAAGTTGCGGACCGTGGTGCGGGCCGCGAACTTCGTCCACTGCGTGGGGACCTCCGCATACGCCGCGAGGAGCTCGACGTCGAGGACCTCGCCGGCCGCGGACTTGAACAGGTCCGAGGTGGTGATGGCCTCGTTGACGCGGATCGAGGCGATCCGGTCACCGGCCCACGCGGCGTTCAGGAGAGCCTTGGCCTCGCTGAGTGCCTTGCGGTAGCGGGCGTCGCTGCGGGCCCGCTCCTTGACGCGCCGGCGCCGAGCCGCGGGGCCTTCGCCGGACATGGTGAGGTTGGCGTCGAGGCCGAACGACTCACCGATCAGGATGGTGTTGGTCATGGTGGTTGGCCTCCTCAGACCTGGGCGGGACGGACGACCGCGACACCGGAGGTGGCGGCGCGGACACCGGACTCGCCGACCTTGGGCACGGTGTAGCCCCAGGGTTCGCCGGTTCCGGTGGTGGACAGGATCGGTGCCGTCGTGCCTGCGCGGGCGGTCAGGAACACGGGGGTGCCGGGGCCGGCGATGGCGCCGTCGACCTCGTACTCGTAGGAGCGGGCGTCGGTGACGACCGACGCGTTCCCGGCGGCGTTGCCGCCCTCGCCGATGTTGGTGGCGGCGACGCCGTTGAAGACGCCAACGCGGACCGGGTCGTCGGAGACGGTGCCGGCCACGACGGGCAGGGACAGCTCGGTTGCCGGGCGCATGTATTCGTTCTTCATGTCAGGCTCCCTTCTCGGTGCCGAAGAAGTCGTTCTCGAAGTCCTCGTAGGACCCCGACTCGGACACGGTGTTGCCGCCGAAGCCGACGATCTGCCCGCTGGTGCCAGCGAGGCGCTCACGGATCTTGGTGGCAGCCTCGGTGACGCGGGTGGTGAACGCGTCGGCGTCCAGCTCGCCTGCCTCGTTCAGGGGCAGGTTCGCGAGGAGCCCGACGACCTGGAGGTCGTCGAACTCGGCGTCGGACTCCGCGATGATGCTGCGGGCCTGGGTGTCGCGACGGAGTCCGTCACGTTCGCTGCGGGCCTCGTCGCGCTCCCGGATGGCGGTGTCACGCTCGGACTCGAGCGCGGGCACCCGGCCGTGAGCCTCTTCGAGCTCGCGCAGGCGCGCTTCCTCGATCTGCTGCATGGGATCCTCCTGGGATTCCTGGGTGGTGTTGGTGGTGCTGTCCGACCGGGTGGCCGAGACGATGGGGGGCGGCGTAGCGCCGATGGGGACGTACCTGGTGACCTGCCGGACCTCGACCCGCTCACCAGACAGGGCGACGGACATGTCGTCCGCCGCGACCGTGTAGGACTGCTCCCACGTGCGGGAGCGCTCGTTCTCCGCCGAGGCCTCGAACCAGACCGTCGTGTCGTCGAAGTCCTGCACCCACGCGTACCGGTCCTCGCCGGCGTAGGCGGACCGGACGACGTCGGAGAGTTGGCGGCGGCGCTCATCGGCGGTGGCCTCTTCGATGCCGTGGCCCACTGCGAGCGCGTTGACAATCGACGGGCGGGCTGACTCGAGCAGCACCTGGCCACCGCGGCCGGCGTGGGTCACGAAGTCCACCGAGGAGACGTGAGCGAGGTCCTCCACGATCGGGCCGGTGCGCCCCTCAGCCTCGCCGATGGTGATGTCGGTGGCCGACCCGGAGATTGACACTCCGATGTACGGCGCGAGCGCCTCGACCAGCTCGGCGTGGGGGCCGATGAGGTCAGCGTCGGCGGAGAGGCTCGTGCCGTCCCAGGTGGCGTCCTCGGCGAGCACGGCGGCGATGTCGCGGACGTCTCGCTCGGGGCGGTCGGTGCGCTCGGACTCGGACGCGTGGTTGAGGTACATGTGGGTTCCTGCGGCGATGATCTTGGCTTCTGCTGCGCGCTCGAGGACATCGGCGGAGTAGTAGCCGGAAGATCCCCAGCCGGGGGTGATGATCTGGATGCGGCGGCGTACGGCGCCGCCGGAGCCACGGGCCGTGGTTTCGAGGAGTCGTCCGCGTTCGCTGAGCGGCTTGGGCATGGCGGGACCTCCCGGTCACAGGTAGATTCACGAAGGTGGCAATGGACGACGACACAGACTGCGCCGAGCACGACTGGGTGCTCGAAGAGGCACACCTGACCTCGAAGGGGACCGACCGGGCATCGGCCTGCACCCGGTGCGGAGCAGTCAGCTACCAGCCAACTCAGGCAGCACGCCGGCCACCGTTGACCGACGGCGGCTTCGCGGGCACGTAGGAGTCACGCCACCCGTCGTTCTTGCGGAGCGTCGACCACTTCTCCATCGGGAAGTTGCCACGCGACCACGCCTCGAAGCCCTTGGACCCGAGGATCGCCTTCTGATCCGCGACCTCGAGGCCATCGAAGAACGCGCCGGCGTCAGGGATGAGCGACGGCGGCTCGACCAGATTGGGGAACCCGAGCTCGGCCCACGACTTCGTGGTCGGCAGCCGAGAGCAGCGGCCCTGTTGGTGGTCGTGCGGTCCGGACTCGGTCAGGGGGTGCACGGTGCCGTGCTGTGCCAGGCACGACGAGCAGGTTCGTGTGGTGAGGGACGCGAGCCATGTCCACCCACCGAGCACATCAGCGTGCGCCGACTGCCCCAGCTCCGCGGCGGCGCGGTGCGCGTCGAGGGTCTCAGTTCGGGCGATGGTGAGGGCCCGGGTGAGGCCACCGTTGAACCGGCCCTCGGCGCGGCTCACGATGCGGCGTGCCGTGTCGCGGGGGTTGGTGCCTGCCGCGACACCACGGATGAGCTCACGGCGTACGGCGGCGTATGCCTCGGCCGACAGTGGCTTCGTGAGGGAGGTGATCTGCTGGGTGGACCGTTCGACGATCGCGGTGATCTGTCGTTCGTCGATCCGGGACCAGGACGACACGTCTTCGGGGGCCATGAAGTTCACAGGCAGCTGTGAGTCGATGACGGAGGCCTGCGCTGCGCCGGCGGTGTCGATGACCTGGCGGAGGTCGCCGGTGATGAGCACCCCTGCGTCCTGGGCGAGTGTCTCGAGCTGGTCGGCGACGAGCGCGAGGGCGCGGCGTAGGCGGATGGAGCGGAGCAGTTGCGCCCGGGTGACTTTGTCGCCGGAGACGAGCATCTCCAGCAGCACCGCGTTCAGGTCTGGCGCGATCTCATCCCACGCATCGACCCAGGCAGCGACCAGGGTGCGGGCCTGCTGGTCGGTGACGCGGGTGAGCTGGTCGGCAAGCTCATCCTGCAGGCGGAGGGTCTTAGCAGTGACGGACATCGTCGGGTCCTGCTGGGGTGATGCTGCGGCCTTCGCATTCGTAGCAGTAGAGCTGCTCCTGCAGGTGCATCCGGTCGCCGTGGCGTACGGCGACCCAGATGCGGAGGCCGGTGCCGAGCATGCAGGTGTTGCACCAGTGGCCGTGGTCGTGGTCGACGTACTCGATGTGAACCGACACGACCCGGGCCCGGGCGGCCATCAGCGCAGCGCCTCCGCCGCGTCCTCGCCACGACGGAACGCATCCACCGCAGCCTGACCAGCAGTCGCGTCCGGATCGACCCAGTTGCCCTCGTCGTCGGTCATGTCCTCGAGCAGCTCGTCGATGTCATCGACACCCAACGCACCCAGCAGCAAACGAGCCACCTCAAGAGGCGGCATCTTCCCGGTGCTGTCAGCGGACACGATCGCCTCGACCAGGTCCTTCATCGACTCCGACTCCAGGTCCGGCCACTCGACGATCACAGCCCGCTCCGCCTCGTCGGCAAGGGTGATGACCTCACGACCCGTGTACGGATCCCACACCACGGTGCCGGACAGAGGTCCGGCCGGTGCCTTGATGGCCTGGTCGACGACATACGAGATGAGCGTGGAAATCACCGACGCCCACAGCTTCTGCCGCATACCCATCTCGTTCTTCGTCGGCTGATCCAACGTCTCAGCCACCGCGCGCGCACCCGTGGTGCCCGGGTCGGCCAGCAGCATCGTGACCGGCAACCCCAGACCAGCCGCAGTCATCGCGCCGAGCGGGCGACCCGACTCCGAGTCCAACGTGGCGCCCGACTTCGGGATCGCCTCGAGGTGCGCACCCGGCCCATACCCAGCCAACTGGCCAGCGTCCGAACCACTCCCGTTGAGGGCCGGGACAGCAGTGGCCATCGCCGCCACGGCACGCTGAGCCTTCGACGCCCGGTCCCCGGTGAGACGCCACGCGAACTTCGCCAGCGACCGCATCAGCTTCGCCCAGTCCGTGAGGAACCCCTCGTAGGCGCGAGCCCACGGCAAGGACGCGTAGGCGTCACCGATGCCGAACTTCCAGCCGTCGAGCCGGTTCACCGGCACGTGCAGCATCGGAGCATCCCACTGCACGGGGATCCCGTCGATGCTCTTCGCGCGGGTGCGGGGACGGTAGCCGATCGCGGGGTGCAGGACGCGGCGCGTCTCCTGCCGGGTGCGGGTGCCGCCGTTGGCGTAGCCGGGCTCGAGGACGGTGGTCGTGTACTGGCGCAGGTAGAACCACGGGTCGTCGCGGTCCTCGGGGTTCGTGATGATGTCTTGGATCTCGTCGAACGGGGTGGAGCGGACCTGCACGCGGCCGGTGTACTGGTTGGTGAAGCAGGCGAGGAAGAAGTTGCCGTCGGTGCCGAGGGCTCGTTCGTTCTCTTCCTGGGCCTGCGAGCTGGTGAACGCGGCCTGGTTGGATTCGTCGTCCCAGAAGGCGGCGAGGAGGGCGTTGACGTCTTCGTCGCGGGCGGTGACGGTGACGCCTTGGCCCCAGATGTAGCCGATGCGGAGCGCGAGGCCGCGTTTGATCATGGGGGAGGCGACGGCCATGACGCGGCAGTTGGCTGCGATCTGGAGGAGCGCGGGCCGGTCGAAGGCGTGGTCGGCTTGGTTGGTGAGGCGGCGCCAGCCCTGGTCTTCGGCTGCGAGGGCGAGGTCGGCGAAGGATTCGCGGAGGACTTCGAGCTCGTTTTCGGCGGCGTTGAGCTGTTCGGAGAGGTGTTGGGTCTGGACGGAGGGGGCGCTGGGCCATTCGCTGATGGTCATCGGGGCCTCCTCTCTGAGCTGGCGTGCCTTGTCGGTGGGGGGTCATACGGTGCGGGATGTCAGGTAAGTCCCAGCAACGTGAGGAGAAAGTCATGGCGATCGAGGTAACGACAACCAGGGTCGAGGGCAAGAGCCACCTGCGTGAGACGCACAAGGCCGGGGAGCTCATCCGAGTCCACGACGGGCACCTGATGGTGCAGTCCCACTCGGGCACCGTCGCCGTCTACGCCCCGGGGCAGTGGGTCTCGGCGAAGACGGTCGAGGAGACCAAGGCCGCTCAGTAAGGGCTGATCTGGAAGTCGGCCAGCTCGTCGTCGAGATCTTCCTCGGTGAAGGTCTCGCCGGCGAGCAACGGCTGCAGGATCAGACGGTTCAGCGCCTGCGTCATTGCGTCGACCTGGTCATCGTGCGACGCGGTCGGGAACCCCGCCGCCTCCTCGATGAACCCAGCGATCCACGGACACAACTCCGGCGACGGCAGCCACACGTTCCCGGCCTCCACCAGAGGCGAGACCGCGGCCGCGCGAGCTTCCTTGCCGCCGTCCGGCTCCACCGGCACCATGCCAGGCACCGAACGGCCCAGCATGCTCATGACTGCCGACCCGTTCGCCTTGTCCTCGACCAGCTTCAACAGGGCCTGCGGCCACCGTGCCGCGAGCTGCTTGAACTCCCGCAGCGTGCGGATGAAGTCCATCCGGTCGCACACCTGGTCCAGCAGGAACGCGTCCGCGCCGCGGCGGGCCCACACCTGCCCAACGACACGGTCGGTGCCTTCGGTGCCCTTGAAGGTCATGTCCCACGACAGGATCAGCTCGTCGAAGCCGGTGATCACCTTCGACCCGTCGGAGCGTTCCACCCACTGCGGCACGTCGTACTCGCGCCACATCTCCCGCTTGAAGATCGTGCCAGCCGGTGAGGTGGGGCGGCCTTGGTACAGGGCGTTCCACGACCTGGTGCCGACCCGGGTCTTGATCGCTTCCCACTGCTCGCGGGTGCGACCTCGAGCGGACTTGAGGAACTCGCCGACCTTCCGGCCGAGCGGGTCCTTCTCGCCCTTCTCCGGGTTGTGGTCGGCCACGGCGGGGATGTTCACGACCCGCCACAGGTGTCCGTCCTCGGCGGAGAGGAGTTTCCCGGCCAGGTCCTCCTCGTGCCACCGGGTCAGGATCAGCACGACGGGGGCGCCGGGGGCGAGCCGCGTGGAGGCGACGTCGGTCCACCAGTCCCACACGGCTTCCCGGTAGGTCTCGGAGTCGGCTTCCTTGCGGTCCTTGATGGGGTCGTCGATGACCATCAGGTCGGCGGGGCGGCCGGTGAGGCCGGCGCCGATACCGACGGAGACGAGGCCGCCGTCGTGGCCGGCGAGTTGCCATTCGGATGCGGACCCGTTGTCGGTGGCGAGGGTCATGCCGAGGTCGGGGTTGGAGCGGATGATGTTGCGGATGGCGCGGCCGTTGCGGTTGGCGAGGCCTTGGCCGTAGGAGGCGCCGACGACGCGGGTCCAGGGGCGGTGCTTGAGGACCCAGACGATGAAGTCCTTCGCCACGCGTGTGCTCTTGCCCTCTTGCGGGGGCATCGTGATGATGAGCCGGCCGTCGGGGGTGTCCATCAGCGCTTGCAGCTCGGCGTCGATGAGGTCGAGGGCGGGGGTCTGCACGGTGGCTGGGTTGAGTCTCTTGGCGAGGGTGCCCGGTGTTCGCCAGGAGTCGGCGTCGACCTGCTCGCGGACGGGGTCGGGGGCGCGGAGTTCGAAGGCGCGTGCGGCGTGTTCCCAGACGTTGTGAGGGTCGGTGACGGCCATTGATACCTCCGTCACGCGAACGGACCTCACGGAACGGCCAATCGCGGCATGATCGACCTCATGAACCCACAACAGAAGTCGATCGCCAACGTTTTCCTCGACATGGTCGCTGCCATCGACGTCACGGGGGAGACGTCGCTCCCGGCGGGCTGGATGGGCCCGTTCGCCGAACGCCTCACAGAGCTGGAGGCGATTACCAAGCTGGTCGATGACGAATCGGGTGTATCCCACCTTGATATGACTCCGCTGGTTAGCGGTGCCGGTCTGCTGGTTGGGGTCCTGGTTGATGCACTCGCTGCGCAAGCGGAAGCCGATCGGCTGGCCGTTATCCGCACCATCCGGGAGCACATTGCCGCGAACCTCTAGCCAAGCGAGAACCCCCTGTCACCGGGTTTTGGGAAGGGGGTTCTTGAGGACATGAGACACCGTGTGGGTGTCGGATGTCAACAATGACACGCGACGGCGGCAGGTTGCTCATGAAGCCCGGTCGCCCTCAGCAGTCTCCGCAGCCTCGAGCGCAGTCCGCTCCGCGCGACGTCGACGACGCAACTCAGCCAACTCCGACCGCCGCACCGCAGCCACCGCCTCATCAGCCACATCCGGCCAAAACACCAGACGCACCCCCGTCCCATTCAACCTCGACGCCACCTTCCCCCGCTCCACCCACTTCCGCACCGTCCCAGCCGGCACGATCATCCCCACCAACGTCGACGCAGCCTCAGCCGCCATCGTCACGTGCGTCCACCCATCCCGATCCGGGCCACCCGTGAGCAGGTCACGACGTACGGCAGTCGCGTACTCGCCCGGGTCGTACTCCTTACGGCACCCCGGGCACTCCCACGACAGGCCGGCCCCCGGGTCGGTGATGCCGCCCTGGTTGCACCGGCCGCAGGGTCGACGTGCGGCCCGTACGTCACCGCGGGTGAGGGCTTCGGGGTAGCCGAGCTGCAACCAGCGGCCGAACTCTGCCCGTTCTGGGGTGGAGTGCGTGCACCTCGCGGGAGCGTGGAACCTGCGCACCAGTTTGTCGCCGCACTCGAAGCACTCGACACCACGCTCGGGCTCACGCTCGTCGTGCAGGGCCCGTTCGCACACGGCGCGCAGTGCCCGGATCTGGCGGGTGAAGTCGAGGAAGTCGGGGCCGTCGGTGGCCTGGGCGATGTGGGGGAGCTGGGTGCGGAGGTAGCGGACGGCGCTGTTGACGGTCGCTGTGGTGGCCGAGGTGTGTCCGAGCCAGGCGCGGTAGGTGTCTTCCCAGTGGGCGAGGACGGCGAGGGGTGGGAGGGGGTCGGCGGGGCGTCCGGTCTTGGTGGAGGTGGGGTGGTCTTCGGCGAAGGTGTCGGGGGTCCAGCCGCGGTAGGTGCGGAGGTCGGAGAGTCGGGTGGTGGGGCCGATGAGGATTTGGGCGGTGCCGCCGGGGATGGGTGCGGCTGCGACGAGTCGGCCGTCGGCGCCGGCTTCGAGGGCTTCGGTGGCGAGGTCGGTGTGGGCTTGGGTGATGGTGGTGAGGTCTTGGTCGATCTTGAGTTGGCAGGTGGGGCAGGTTTGGGGTTGGTCGTTGGTGGCGTGGTTGCGGCCGCAGATGGTGCAGTGGGGTGCGGTGCAGGGTGCGCAGCCGCGGTGGTCGGCGGGGTTTTCGCAGTCGTCGCGGTGCTGGTTGGTGACGCGTTCACCCAACGCTCGGTCGTAGTGGCAGGGGTCGGGGCGGCGGGTGTCGGTCATTGGTGCTCCTTGCAGGGGCGGGTGCAGTCGGTGAACGTGACGGGCTTCGAGTCGCAGAGACGGCGCATGTCGTAGCTGCTCCACTCGCAGTCCTCGCAGCCGTGGTTCGCGGGCAGCTGCTCGAGGCAGGTCCGGCAGATGTAGGCGACGGTCTCGGTGGTGCCGGTAGCCTGGTTGCGGACGTCGACGGGGACGGCGTCTTCGTGGAGGCAGGTCATCGGGTCACGCTCCCGTCGTCGTACGGCCGTTGGCAGGACGGGCACCTGTCCGGGTCAGGCTGGTCCAGGAGGATCTGAGGGAACGGCGCCGGCCACACGGTCCCGGGCTCATCGAGGTGAGCCGGGTGGGTCAGCCACCGCTGCACGCGCCCTGTCCCAGGCCCGCGCTCGCTGATGCCGGTGAACTCGATCGAGCGGCGATCCGGATCCCGGACGACCGGGCAACCCGCCACGATCTGCATCTCGTCCAGGCCGTGAGCGTGCAGCCACTCGAGGATGGCTTCAGCGAGCTCGGGCGCGAGATGGAGGAGTCCGCTGCAGGTGAGGGTGGTGTCGGTGACGTGGAGGTAAGCGGGGTGTTCGTTGGTGGGCATGGGTCAGGCTCCGTTCGGGTCGGTCCAGGTGGCGAGCTTCGTGACGTGCCAGCCTGAGCAGGCTGGACATTCGTAGGTGCGGAGCGGGTCCTTCGACTTCCGTGCCAGGTACAGCACGTAGGCCACGGCCTGCTTCTCGGTGGCGCAGCGGCGTTTCCCGCACTCGGGGTGCTTGGGTGGCATCCGGAACTGGCCGGGCAGTTCGGTGCCCAGGGCGCGGGCGAGCCTTTGGCGGGGCACCTTGCGTTGCCGGTTCATCACGACCTCGATCCCTCGGGGCCGTAGTCGGTGTGGTCGAGCGTCCACCACTCGTCGGTGGTCTGGTCCCAGACGGTGTCCAGCTGGCAGTGGTGGCAGTGGAACGCGTGCAACGTGAACCACCAGTGCCGCGGCAGTTTGCCCTTCGCCAGGTACGGGAGGCGTGCACGAGCTGCGTCCTCGGCTACCCAGTCGGCGTGCGTGAGGATCGGGCTGTCAGCACGTAGGCCCTTGGCGACGGACCAGCACGGGAACCCGCGTTCGGTCGTCGGCTTGCCGCAGCTCTCGCACGTCTCGGCTTTGGGTGGCGGGCAGATGAAGACACCGGATGGTGCGTACTCCCAGGGGAGCCAAACTACGGCGTGGCCGTCCCAGAACGGCGGGAGGTCGTGCTCGCGGAGCATCGTCAACAGGTCGGTCACCACAGCACCTCGTTCGCAGCCTCGAGCTCGACCGTCCGCGTCTTCGCCCTGGTCTTCGCGTGGTGGTCCCGGTCGTAGTGCAGGTGACACCCCTGGCACATCGCCTTGAGGTTGGCCGGGTCGCAGTTCTCGGGGGTGTGGTCCAGGTGCGCGGTGGTGAGCACGACCTTGGAGCCGGTGCCGTACGCCGGGGCACCGTGGCGGTTGCGGCACCGACTGTCGCCGGACAGGTGTTCGACGGGGCGGCCGCACTCGCCCTCGCATTCGCAGCGCCAGCCGGCACGATCCTTGACTGCGAGGCTGATGGCCGGCCAGTCGGCGGGGTAGCGGTCGCGGTTCTCCGGGCGGATCGGGCTCATGCCGCACCGTCCTGACCGTCGCCAGCAAGACGCCGGAACTCATCCGGCACCACAACCAACGCCGTCGACCGCTGCTCGTCCGTCAGATCCAACCGATCCAACACAGCCCGCACCACCGACGCGAGCTGCTGACCAGCCGACTCAGCAAGACGAACCCGACGCTCCTCGATCCCAGCATCAAGACACGACTTCGCCACCAACAGCAGATGCTTCCGCTCCGACTGCCACAACGCCACGAACGCATTCGGACCCGCCGCATGCGTCGTCCCGTTGTCCGCGCCCTTCTCCAGCTGCGTCCCGCGGGTCTCCTTCACCTTGCCCCACACCAGGTCCTCCTGGTCGATGTCAGCCACGACAGCTGACAGCCACTGCACAGCACCAGCAGTGCGGTGGAGCTCTTCCAACAACGCGGTGTGCGGGTCCACCTCGCGGGGCAGCCCGAACGACTCAGCAGCGAGCACGGCCTGGCGCTGCTCGCGTCGACGAACAGCAGCAGCGAGGGCACGTGGTGACGCTCCGCCGTGGTGCTTGCAGACGCGTTGGTCGGGCATCGGCCACCGGCCACAGGGGTTGCCGGCGCGGTTGTGGCCGGAGCAGCGTTCATGGGCTTGGCCGCAGCGGGCGCAGTCCTTGGACTCGTCGGTCATGGCCGGCACCCGCAGACCGGGGTGTGGCGGTTGCCGTGCTTGCCATCGGGCCCGGTGGGTCTCATGCGTCCGCACTCGTCGAGGAGGAGTTGGATCCGTGCGAGGTGGGAGTCGATGGTGCCGCCTGCGTTGAAGTCGGGGTGTTCGCGTCCGAGGGCGTGGAGTCCGTGTTGGGTGACGCAGAGGGTTTCGCGGAGGGTCTTGGGGCTGATGGGGATGACGTAGGCGTGGAGGTCTGCGAGCTCGTGGTGTTCGGGTCGTGGGGTGGTCATTTGGTGGTCCTTCCGGAGGGTGGTTTTTGTGAGTCCGTCCCGGGTGTGGGGGACGGGGTCGTTGGGCACCCCGTCCCCGTAGGGAGGGGGACGGGGGACGGGGTGCTTCCGGATCGACCTCGGGACGGGGTGGGGGACGGGGTGGGGACGGGGTCGTTTGGGTTAGTCATAGAGCCGCTCCTGGGGTTCTTCGTCGTGCTCTCGGAAGGGGGTTATGACGCGGTGCTGTTGGGTGTTGCGTGGGCCGGGGTGGACTTCGACGTAGCCCTCTTGGACGAGGCGGTCGATCGCTCGGCGGAGGTAGGTGACCTTGCCGGAGACGCCGGTTTCGATCTGGGTGCGTGAGGCTCCCGGGGTGAGCTCGAGCCAGCGGGAGACCTTCTCCATGAGGTGGGTTGGGCGCATGTTGCCGGCCTGGTCGGTGGGGGTTTCGGTGGGTGGGTCGAGGCGGTGACGGAGGCAGTTGATGTCGGTGGCGTCGAGGTGCAGCTGGGCGACGGTGCGGCCGAGGGCGATCTCTTCGACGTAGCCGGGGCGGTCTTTGGAGACGGTGATGCGTGCGATGCCGGTTTTGCCGCGGCCGAATTTTTCGATGGCTTGGACGAGGTAGGCGACGCCGTCGATGCCGGCGAGTTTGTGTTGTCCTCCGATGGCCCAGCGGCCTTGTTTTTCGCCGTCTTTGACGACGTGGTCGATGAGGGCGACGGCTGCGCCTTGGTCGGCGAGCCAGCGGGGGAGGAGTGCGTAGAAGGTGGCGACGTCGGCGTTGCCGTTGAGGTCGAGGCCGTGGAGGGTCATGGCTTCGGTGACGCCGTCGAGGATGACGAGGGTGGCGTCGCGGGTGGCGTGTTCGAGGTCGGTGCGTGCTTGGGGGTTGAGGGCGGTGTGGGGGCGGATGTAGCGGAAGTGGTCTCGGATTTGTTGTGGTCGGGCGCCGAGGGCGAGGAGTCGGCCGATGACGCGGGAGGCGCGGTCTTCGAAGTCGACCATGGTGACGGTGTTGCCGTTGTGGAGTTCTTGGAGGGCTGCGATGAGGGTGAGCCAGGTTTTTCCGGAGCCGGGTTCGCCGGAGATGGTGTGGACGGCGCCGGTGTAGAGGAGGTGTTGGCCGTCGGTGCGGGCGAGGTGTGCGGGGGGTGGGTCGATTTCTTCGCCGTTGAGGACGGCTTCGAGGTTGAGGGGTGCCCATTGGGTGGGGCCGGTGGTGGTGCGGCCGAAGCGGAGGGTGGCTTGTTCGATGGTGTCGAGGGCGTCGCCGAGTGCTTGGTCGATGGTGCTGGGGGTGGCGTTGGTGAGTTGTTGGCCAAGTTTGGTGTGTGCGTGTTGGGCGGCTCGGATGCGGGCGTGGTCGCGGATGAGGGTGACGTATTGGTCGATCAGTGCTGGGTTGGCTGGGGCGGTGATGATGTTGATGAGGGCTTCGGTGGCGCGGGTTTCGCGGGTCTGGAGGAGGTGTCCGTTGAGGGTGACGGCGTCGGGTGGGACGCCGTCGGTGGTGTGGAGGTGGTGCCAGGCGTGCCAGATGGTGCCGTGTTCGGGGCGGTAGAAGTCGTCGGAGTCGAGTTCCCCGTGCAGTTTGGTGGCGGCTTCGGGGATGGTGAGGAGGGCGTTGAGGAGTGCTTGTTCGGCGGCGCGGTCGTGTGAGGGGGTGCGGGCCGGGTTGTCGTACTCGGGGTCGAAGGGTGGTTCGACGTCGACGGGGTGGAGGTGACGGGGTGGTGGGCCGTCTTGTGTCACCGGGGTCTCCTCGTGGTGCTGGGGTTGGGGGTGCCTGGTCGTCGTTGCCGGCACCCGGGGTGTGGGTGGTGGTTAGGAGGCGGGGAGGAAGGGGTCGGGGACGGTGTTGAGGTGGCGTCGCTCGGCCGCGTAGTCCTCGTGCTCGGCCTGGCCGCAGTGCAGGCAGGAGTCGTCAGGTCCGGACTCGTACTCGTGCGGCTCCTTGGAGTCGAGTTCCAGCTGTGCCTGGTCGTCGTTTTCGTCGACGAGGTCTTCGTCGTCGAGTTCGGTGTGGAGGGCGGTGCCGGTTTCGATGACGCCGCAGATGTCGCAGATGGGGTTGTCGAGGGCTGCGTCGGCGGGGAGGAAGGGGTGTGGTCGGTGGCGTTGCCCGGCTGCGAGGACCTGGGAGACCTTGGGTTCGATGTCGTCGGCGGAGTCGATGGTGAGTTGGCCGTCGGCGAGTTGGCGTTCGTAGTGGAAGGCGCGGGCGAGTTCGCGGAGGTGGTCTTCGGTCATGTGGTCGGGGGCTGGTTCGACGGTGATGATGGAGAGGGCGACGGATTCGTCTCCGTTGCGCTTCTCGGAGCGTGCTTCGGCGACGAGTTCGACGATGGCGAGGACCTTTTTGCCGAGCTGGTTGTGGAGGCTGGCGGCGAGGTCTTCGGTGATGCCGGTGTCGTTGCAGCCTTTGGCTGCGATTTTCGCGGTGGTGGTCATGCGGTGTGTGCTCCTTCTGTGGTGGGGTGTGCGATGGCGTAGGCGTCGACGAGTTCGTTGCGGACTCGACCGACGCGAATCTGGTCGATGAGGCCCTGGTCGAGGGCCCAGGCCTTGATCTGGTGGGCGGGGGCGGGGAGGGGCCGTTGGGGGGTGCTGCGGCCGCGGCCGCGGATTTCGATGCCGGAGTCGACGAGGACTGTTCGGACTCGGTCCTTCTTGAGCTTCAGACGGGCAGCGATCGCCATGAGGGTTTCGCCGGCGGTGTAGGCCGTGGTGATGTCGGCTCGGTCTTCACTGGTGATGGGTCGGCCGATGTGTGCGCGGGGTCGGAGTGGGATGTCGGCGCGGCGGAGGATGGAGTTGATCTGTTTCGGGGAGCAGTCGTGCTGCTTGGCGAGTTGGACGGTGGATTCGCCTGCTTGGTAGCGGGTGATGACCTGGTCGCGGAGGGTGGGGTCGTCGTCGAGGGTGGTTTTGGCGTTGCGTCCGCCGGAGTGGTTGTGGCGGTCGTCGCGCATGGGGGTGCCGGCGTTTTTGAGTTTGCGTTGGACGGTGGAGACGGCGCAGCCGAGCTCATGGGCGATCTGGGGGCAGGTGAGTTGCTGCTCGAGGTAGAGGGCTTGTGCTTGGGCGAGGGGGAAGGTGTCGAGGCGTGGCTTGCGGGAGGAGGCCCGCCGTGTGGGCTTCCCCGCCGGACGCCGGCGGGCCTCCTCTGTGTGGCCCGGGCCGGTGGGGGTCGATGCCACCGGCCCGGGGGTCTGGTGGTCGTAGAGCTCGGTGAAGAGGTGGAGTGCTTCGAGTGCGGCGATGGCGTTGCGGCGGAGTGCTTGGGTCGCGAGGTTTGCGCTGTGTGCTGTGCGGGTGAGGACGCGGGTGGCGTGCTCGAGTTGCGCGGCGAGCTCGTCTTCAGGGGTGCAGGTCGTCGAGGTGTTCGTCGAGTTCGCGGGCGCAGGCTGTGAGGGTGGCGCGGATGGCGTTGTTGGCTGGGTCGTCGTGGGTGATGGCCTCGGCGCGGTACTTCCACGTTTCGGCGAGGCGTTCGAGATGGTGGGTGTCGGGCATTGGGTGTCTTCCTTGAGTTGGGCGGCTGCTTCGGCTTCGGCTTGGGCGCGGCGTTCGGCTGCGGCGGCGCGGGTGGCTACTGCTCGGGTGCATTGGTTGCAGAGGCCGGTGGGTTGGAGGTCGACCTTCTTTTTGCAGTCGGTGCACCAGGGCTTGTGTGGGGCGCGGTGTGTGGTGTTGGTGGCCAGGGGGATGGGGCGGTGGCCGCCTGCTGCGACGTAGGTGAGGCTGGTTCCGGTGGGCATCAGCAGCTCACCAGCCCGTGGTGTGCGGTCAGGTGGCAGGTGACCTGGGCTGCACGGTCGGTCTTGGTTGATCCGGTGGTGACCCAGCCGCAGTGCTGGCACTGGTCGGCCTCGCGGTCGGCGCTGACGAGGCTGACGAGTTGGATGACCTCGATCTTGGGGACGGCACCGCGGTGCTCGGCGCGGTGTCGGGTGGCCTGCTGTTCGACGTGGGTCTTCACGCCGGGGCCGTATTTCCAGTCGCAGCCGGGGACGAGGCAGTAGGTGGTGGAGAGGTCCTTGTTGGTGACGACGGAGACCTTGGGTTGCTTGCAGGGGATGACGGGTGTGGTCATGGGTGGAGTTCCTCGAGGATGATGTCGACGCCGGGCACGGCTGGGGCGAGTTCGTGTTCGCCGGCGTAGAACTTGCGGGCGCGGACGTCGACGACGAGGCCGTCGTCGACCCAGACCTGGGCTGTGGTGAGCGAATCGAGGACCGCTCTGACCAGCTTGTCCAGGTCGTTCTTGTTGGTGGGGTAGAGCGGGGCGGTGTCTTTGATGAGGTGTGCGTTGCGGCCGGTGCGGTAGTGGCTGGGGGGTCGTTGGAAGGCGAAGCGGAGCCAGATGCGGACGGGGCCGGTGATGGTGTCGTGGTATCGGGTGGCGTCGGTGGCGGTGTCGTGGATGGTGGTGCGCCAGGGGGTGAGTTTCGTGGCGTTGGCGTCGCGGACGCCGTTGCCGAAGTGGTTGGCGACTTTGGAGCCTTGGGGGATGGGCGTGCCGTGGACGCGGATGGTGATGCGGCCGGTGAGGAGGGTGCTCATGAGTGACCGCCTGCGAGGATCTGGTTCAGGCTCTCGCCGGCGTCCTGGGCCGCAGCTCGATAGCCCTGGTCCCAGCTGCTGTTCATTCCGATGCCGGGCTTCAGCAAGTCGCTGGCCAGCATTTCGACCGCCGCCACCACCCGCCGTGCTCTCTCGTGCTCCGTGCGGACGACTGCGAGGGTGTCGCGGAGGCGGGCGTTCTCGGCCTCGGTCTTCACGAGGTGTTCAATCGCCGCCTCGATGATGGACTCCTGAGCGCCCTCGGGGTTCACGCCCGGCCACGTCTCGGCTTCCTCGGGGAGCAGCCAGGCCAGCGTGTTGGACCACTCTTCCCATTCGCGCTGGGACCAGAAGCCGGACGGGCGTTCCCCCCGCGCTTCGTCTCGTTCGGCGGTGACCTTGGCCAAGCGAGCGGCGACGATGGACTCGACGGCGGCGAACTGCCGATCCTCGGCGCCGAAAGGACCGAAGTCCCACGTCTCCCGCAGCACCTCGCGCTCGGCGTCGGTCAGGCTGATCGGGTCACTCATCGGTCTGGTCCTCTCGGTTGGCGGTGAGCGCGGCAATCACGGCAGCGGAGTAGCGTCGGTCGGTGCCCGAAACCTCGGTGTTGGGCGGGTAGAAGATGAGGCGGACCGCATCCGCGCCAACCTCCCGCAGCCCCTCGTCCTCGGCGATGGCGCGGGCAATCTCAGCGGCGACGTGGGCCTCCCATACGGGGACTACCGTGAGGATGTCGTCTTCGGGCATCTCGAAGTTCTCGCGCCAGCCGCACGAACACATGAGCCACGCCCACTCGCCGTCAGCCGCGATTCCATCGCCGGTCATGCCCTGCTCGCGGTGCTCAGCCAGGACGCGGGCAGCGATGGTCTCGATGGGGTTAGGCATCCTCGCCACCACTCTCGACCGACTGGCGGGCGATGAATCCAGCGTCCCGACGCAGGAGGTTCAGGGCGTGGGTGTAGCCCTCGATGAAGCCGGACGACAGCACGGGAAGGGTGTAGCCCGCCATATGGTCGGCGTGGGTCCAGACTGCCTCCACGATCTTCTCGGCGGTCTCGCGCCGGACCTGGGCGACGTGCTCGGCCATCGCTTCGGAGGCCAGGAGTTCGCGGATCCCGTAGTGAGTTCGATCCGGCAGTCCCAGGTCGTCGGCGCGATGCCAGCCGATCTTGAACGCCTCGGCCAGCGCTGCCACGGCGTCCCGGTCGTCCGGCGTGCTCGCCTTCTCAGCGAGGCGCTTGCGGGCATCCGTGGTGCTGCCGCAGCCGGGGGTGGTGTCAGTCATCGTCGCCTCCTAGGCGGTTGTCGAAACGTTCGATCAGGTAGTTGGGCAGCCAGCAGGCCGCGTTGACGAGGGCGACCAGGACGCTTCTCATGCCTTCCTCCACGGGTGCTGCGCCGGGGACGTGTGGCCGCACCAGCAGGGGTGACGGTGGCCGCCGGGGATACGGCGCGTCATGACGCACCACCAACAGGAAGCCGGACCAGCGACTCAGCCCGAGGCACCCGGTGGCAGTACGCCGTCCACTCCCACACCGGACGCACCGGCATCCGCAGACGCTCGGCGACGTACACCTCCAACGACGCACCCCGAGAGGCACGCCAGCCCGGCAGGGTTGCCACCGCGTCGGAGTCGAGGATCAGGCGCAGGTCCTCACGGAGGTAGGCCTCCCACGACTTCCCGGGTACGACGCCGCCATCGGCAGGGTTCACCGGGACGTGGCCGGCGACCGTGAGCAGGTCCGCGGCCTGGTTGAACGCGGGGAAGTTGAACTGCGCGATACCCGACATGGGCCCACTGATGTAGATGCGCATCACGCACCCCCGCCACTTGCAGCAGGAGGGGCGACACGCAGCCACGGGAACGCCCGCGTCAGACCCACCCACACCAACACCCGCGCCGGGCCCGTGCCGGACCAGAGCGCCAGCGAGGCGTCACGCTGCGACCACCCGGCGCTGATCAAGACGCGCAGTCGGTCGAGATCAGGATCGACACACACGCACGGCGGCTGCGTCACCTCAACCGGGGCGCTCACGACGCCACCGCCCCGGTGCCATAGATCCGCTCAGCCGACGCACCAGCGCGAGCCATCACGAACTCGGCCCGACCAGGCCGACCCAGACGGATCAGGCGTACGGCGTCACGGACAGCGAGCTCCAGGATCATGTCGGCGGTGGCCGAACGGTCCTTGGTGGCTGCGCCCTGGGCGTCGTCGGAGAACACCGTGTGGGCGCTCATGCTGCAGCTCCTTGCCGCGTCGCGCACGCACGGTGCACGGGCCACTCACCGCAGCAGCCGTCGTGCTCCGTGCCAGCCCGGTCGAAGTAGGCCCGCAGTCCGTCCATCTGGTCGGCACGCCACCCGATCTGCTTCTGGTGCAGCGTGTTCAGCTTCAACCGGGCGATGTCCGGCCACGCCGCAGCCAACCTGGGCACGAGCCGCAGAGCCGCCAGCGCGTCAGCCGCGGCATCGTGAGCAGCGGCCAGGACGACGCCGTAGTGGGCGCACAGAGACGTGAGTTTCTTGTCCTCAGCGCCGCAGCCACCGCACTTGTACTTCCCGCCCTTACAGCCGCCCTTGACCTTGCGGTAGGGGTCGTACTGCTTCTCGAGGACCATGGGGTCGATGACGCCGGAGATCCCCGTTGGTCGCGAGGTGAGGGTGTCGATGCTGTGGCGGGTGAGTTCGGCCTCGAGGAGGGTGAGGTCGTAGGCGGCGTTCGCTGCGATCAGGGGTGTTTCGGTGTGCATGATCGTGGCGAGTTGGGAGGCCATCTCGTTGAGGGCTCCTTCGCGGGAGAGGAAGGTGGTGCGGCCGTCGAGGATGCGTGCGGCTTCCTGGTGGCCGAGGTAGTCGTTGAGCCGGGTGTTGGTCCAGCCGTGGACGTCGGAGGCTTCGGTGGGGATGTCGATGCCGGGGTTGATGACCCATTGCAATGCGCGGGGGCGTTTGCCGGGGGTGTGGTGGACGACGGCGGCGGTGACGATGCGGTCGTTGAAGGTGTCAATGCCGGTGGTTTCGGTGTCGAAGGCTGCGAGGGAGCCTTCGTGCCCACTTCTTCGTGGCGCTCATACCCGCTCACCGCCCAGAGCGTTGATCCGCTGGTGGGTGAGGAAGTGGTCGTATGGCGGGGCGGAGTCACCTGTCTCGTCGAGGAGGTCGCCTTCGTGGTCGCCGCCGTCGGCGTTGGTCTGTCGGATCTGGTCGACGTGGTCGTGGACCTTGTGTCCGTTGATGCACTCCACCTCCCAGGCGTCGCTGATCGCGTCCTCCGGGTCGTGGCCGAGGTCCTGTTCGGCGATGAGCGGGATGCAGTACGTCCTGGTCAGGTAGAGCGAGGCGTCGCATCGCGGGATGGGGCAGGTCATCTGGCCGTACTCGTCGACGTCGACGCCGGGCCATTCCACGGTGCTCACTTGGCACCGCCGAAGTTGTAGACGGAGAGCATGCCCTCGTAGGTGGGGAGGTTCTCGACAGCCTGGGCGAGGCGTTCGGCGGCTGCGGCTTGAGCGAGGGTGGCGTTCACCTGTGCGGCGGCCATCGCGTTGGCGTACCACTCAGCGCCGAAACGCAGGGCGTTCTCTTCGGCGTGGTCGAGGACCCGTTCGGCCTCGCGGTAGTGCTCGGGCCCGTTCATGACGACACCAGCCCGTCCTCGATCACAACACCCACACCAGACGCATCCGAAACCCGCTCGACCCAGACCTGATAGTCCTGATCAGCAGCCATCTCACTGATGAGCGCAAGGTTCTCCGCGTCCAACAACGACCCGTCGAGGATCCGAATCACACGCAACTTCGGATTCAGCGACATAGCCATCGCCAACGACACCCGGATCTGCTCAGCCGACGACGCCTGAGCGAACGGCACACCCTGATAGGTCACGCCCTCGTCGTCAAACCCGAGACCCGGGACGGGGAACTCAGCCTTCGCGAGCGCGTCGGCCTTCTTCTGATCCAGCTCCGCAAGCTGGGCAGTGAGAGCGGCGTACTCAGCACGACGGCGACCACGCAGGACCGCCTTTTGACGCAGCGCCGCGTTGTCGCGGATCCTCCGGTTGGTGTCCTCGATCTGCTCGAGCTGCACGCGCAGGCCCGAGACGTCACCCGGGGTCGGCTGCGCCTCGAGCTCGGCGATCGACTCGGCCAGGTCAGCCTGGGCAAGGGTGAGTGATTCTTGCAGGTGCTTCACCTGCTGCTCGAGCGTCTCGACCTGATGACGCAGCCGCTGCTGCCCATGAGCCGCGGAGGTGGCTTCCTCGATCTGGTCGATCAGGTCACCCGCACTGACCTCCTCCGTCGGCAGATCCAGGTCCGGAGCGGGGCTCTCACCCAGCGCCTTCTCCTGACGCCCCGCCTCAGTGCGGTCGTCGAACACACGCTTACGCAGCGCAGCCAGTTCAACCAGGTCGACGTCGAGCTCGACCAGGTCCAGCAGTGCCTCGCGCTGCTCACGGGCTGACAGGTTCGTGAACGCCAGCGGGTCGAACGAGAGCCGACCGACGAGGGCGTCGAGCACTCCCTGGGGTCCGCTGTACTTCGCGCCGTCGGCGGAGGTGACCGTCAGGGTGGTCTTATCACCCTTCCATGTGCGGGTGACGGTGAGGTCGCCGAGGTCGAGGGTGACGGAGGCCTTCTCTTCACCGTCGCGGATGACGCGGGGGGTGCCGCGTGCTGCGGTGCCGCCGCCGAGGGCGAGCCAGATCGCGTCGAGGACGCTGGTCTTGCCTTGGGCGTTGCGGCCGGAGATGACTTGCATGGTTCCGTCGGGTTCGATCTCGACGGCCTTGAGCCGCTTCACGTTCTCTGCGGTGAGCCGGATGATCTTCATGCTGCGGGCTCCTCACCAGTCGTGAGGGTGTGCAGGTAGGCGGCGAGTTCGGCGCCGGACGCCTCGTCGGGGATGAGACCCATGGCGGTCTTGAAGTCGGCGTTCAGTTCGGTCAGCCCCCAGCCGCGGAGGTCGGAGGCGGACTTGAGGATCTGGTTCCAAACGACGTCGGGGTCGGGCTCAGCACCCGGGCCGTTCACGGGGAGGGCCGGCTGCTCTTCGACGACTTCGGCGTCGACTGCGCCGTCCTCGTCGACCTCGGGCTGGGGTGCGGGGATGTCGTCGCTGGGCTCGAGGTCGGCGACCCGGTCGTAGACCGCGTCACGTGCCGGGTGGTTGGGAGAGTGACGATCGAGGTAGTCCAGTGCACGGCGGGCCGTGTCCAGGTCGAAGCCGGCGATCTGCTCGGGCGTCGGCACCTTGACCTCCGTGGCAGCCGGGGGAGTGGCCTGCTGCTGGGCGGGTGCTTCGAGTGCGGGGGCCTGCGAAGGAACCGGGCCACCCGCACCGAGCTCGACCGGCTGAATCCGGCCGTGGCCAGCCATCAGCTGCGCCGGGGTGACGTCAACCTCGATGATCGGCACCAGATAGTGCCGGGTCTTCGGGCCCTGATCGGTCTGCTCGATCGAGGTGCGCTGCTCGAGAGACAGGTAGCCGTTGACGTACCCACCCGCGGCAGCGAGGAACTCGGCCACATCGGGGAGTTCGATCGCTGCGTTCCAGCCGTGCGTTTCGACGCGCCACACGCCGATGCCTTCGACGTCGCGGAGGACGACGTTGAGTCGGGTCGTGGGCTTCTTCAACGCCTCGAGGTGCTTGGGGTCCTCGGGGCTGCAGAGTTCGTCGGTGAGGACGTTGGTGCGGCCGTCGCAGCGGTGCTGGCAGCCGGCGCGGGTCCAGAACTCGTACCACTGGGAGACGGGCTGGGGCGGCACCATGATGGGGACGCGGGTGGTGTCGGAGATGACCTCCCACTGGCTCGTGCCGCCGGCGGGGGTCCACTCGTTGACGGTGCCGCCGTAGAGTTCGGCGATTTTGGTGATGAGGGTGTGGGAGTGGCCGGTGAAGCGGAAGCGGTCGAGCTTCTGGGGCTGGCCCTTGTCGCCCTTCTGGCCGAGTCGGATGCGGCCGAGTTCGCGGGCGCGCTTCTGGATGTCGAGGATGGGCATGGTCAGGACTCCTTGCGGATGGTGAAGGTGATGGGCTTGCGGAGCCCGGACTGGAAGATGGCGCCCTGGTCGTCGCCGACCTCGGCGTCGTAGGGGATGCCGCGGGTGAGGTGCTTATGCCGGGCGAGGTGTGAGGCGACCTGGTCGCCGAGTTCGAAGAGGTCAGCCGCGACGAAGCGAGCGGCGGGGACTCGGGGCTGGTCCGTGGTGACGTGGAAGAGGGGCATGTCAGTTGTCCTTGGGGGTCGAGGTGGCGGCGTTGACGGCCGCGTGGGAAGCGGGGGAGCAGGGGTGGGCCTCGACGAAGTGGGTCCGGCAGTAGTGCTCGCAGCAGAACGACGAGTTCCGGTGGAGCGTCGAGGAACAGCACGGGGAGTGCTCGGGCCGTGCCGGCGCGGAGCAGATGCCGACGTCGCAGATCAGGACCTCGTCCATCACGCCACCGCCTGAGCAGCAGCCGGCAGCACCAGCGCCTTGCCGATGACCGGGTCCTTCGCCTTCGCCGACGAGATCCGCGAGGACCACTCATCGACCATCTGCGCGTACCGGAAGTACGAAAACTCAAGATCCCCACACCGAGCCGGGTACAAGCGGTAGCCCTCCGGGCGCAGGTGCAACACCACCCCGACCTCGGCAGTCGGAGGCATCTCCACCTTCGAACCGTCGCGAAGCCAGCAGACCTTCGCCTTCCGGTACGCAGACATCTGTAACCCGGCTTCGGGGTAGACGCCGTGCACGTGACCGGAGCTGAGGATCCGCGGATGCGGTGCGCCACCATCGGCGGGGGTGACCCACTCGCCACCGGTCTTGGTATCACCCATCAGATCGACACCCTTGGCCACGGCGTACCCGCGGTCCCGGAGCATGTCCCCGATCAGGCCCTCGCCACCGATCATGTAGTCCAACTGCCCGGCGTACCCGTCGACAGGGTTGGCCACCGTCATCTCAGACGCAGTCCAGCGGGGCTTCCACTCCTTCTCGAACCGGATCAGGTTCTCCAAGAACGGCTTGAGCTCCGGCCCGTCGGTCGCCCACTCCGTGTCGCCGATCTTGATCGACGCAGGGAGCTGCGTCCCGAGGAGACGGGACTCGATGACCTTGTGGACCAGCGACCCGACCTCGGCCCGCTCTTCCTTCTTCCTGGTGTGCGCCTTGCGGATCCAGCGGCGCATCTCCTCGAGCTGCTCCGCGTTCCGTGACGCAGCGACCAGGGCGGGCAGGTTCTCGATCGCCGAGTCGGTGCACATGTTCCCGGCCCAGAACATCAACGCGGGCTTGGGAACCCCGCCGCCGAGGATGGTGGTGACGGAGCGGAGGCGGTCGCCCGTGGCGTGGTCGGCGTAGTAGCCGTTGCCCTGACGTGCCGGGATCGGGCTCTTGTTCTTGCCCTTCGGCTGCTTCTTGTGGTCCATCGGCCGGCCCTCGGGCAGCGGCGGGGCGATGGTCTCAATGAGGAGAGGGCCGTCCTGGGTCATCTCGGTGGGGTCACTCATGATGCTGCTCCGATCCAGTAGGTGCCGCTCAGGTCTCCGGAACCGCCGCACATGCCGCAGGTCCAGACATCGCCCGACGCGGGGTCGCGCCGGTCGCCCGGGTCGACGATCTGCCCGGTGCCGTCGCAGCAGTCGCAGACGTCGATGTCGACCGGGGGGATGCGGTCGAGGTCGGCCGGGTCCATCGGGACCGACTGCAGCGGCCAGAACACGCAGGACTGGTCGTGCTGGCCAGCGGGGCATGAGCAACGCGGGTCCGTGGCGCTCATCGCGGGCACCCCGCTTCGGCACGCAACTCAGCACGGCACCCCATGCACTCGTCCTGGCATTCGCCGCAGTGAACGGTCTCGCCACCGGCCTCGAGGCACACGGTCGGCTCCGGTGCACAGGCGTTCTCGCTGCACAGCGGGAATCCGCAGAGGCTGCACTCGGTGTCGCGGGTGCAGCACTCGGGCCACGCGAATCCGTCGGGGAGGCTGTTGTCGACACGACCTGTGTCCGGGTCCACGAAGAGGGTGGTCACTGGTCCTCACCGCCCTCAAGGCCGACGAGCCACACCACGGCGGTCGCGAGGATCACGATGATCCCGAGCGCCTGCACGATGTACGTGAGCGTGATCATCGGCAGAACCCCCACACCTGCAGGCCGTGGTCGACACCGTCGAAGAGCTGCTGCAGGGCGTCGCTGGTCAGGTCCGCTGCTCCGTACGTCGGCGTGTCTTCGCCGGGGAGGGTGACCACCACGTGGCCGGGAACCACGCCGACCATGTCGGCAGGAGCCTCACCGCTCCAGCAGTCGTGGTCGTCGAGCAGCTGGTCCGCGGATCCGGTCGCGGCCGGGCGGGGAGCCACCGGTTCCGTGGTGGCGGTGTCCGGTGCAAAGGCGACGACCAGCCCGATGGCGGCGCAGGTGCCGGCGGTGAGTGCCAGGGTGCGGCGGGCGTTGCGTGCGAAGTGTTTGCGGAACGTCGTCACTGGGTCACCGCCTGCAGGGCCGGTGCGGGCTGGAGGAACCGGAGGGTGACGCGGATGCCGGTGTCGGGCAGGATCGCGGTGATGAAGACCCGCTGGTAGGCGCGTCCCACGACGGGGGTGTTGACGGTCTCGACGGTGCGGTCCGTCTCTGTGACGGTGGCCAGCCAGGAGTTGGCGGTGGTGTCGACGAGGTGGAGTCGCATCTCGGGGTCGCCGAGGGTGGGGACTTCGATGGTGTGGGGTGCGATGAGCTTGTAGCGGAGGCAGTGGTCGCCGACTGCGGTGAGGGCGAGGGGTGCGTGGGCGACGGCGGTGGCGTCGTGTTGGACGGTGCGGTTGATGTCAGTCATCGGTAGACTGCCTTTCAGTTCGTGTGCCCTGGTCTGCTGCCAAGCTGTGGCCGGGGCACCGGCTATTTCTGGGGTTATGCGGTGGCGCGGGTGTTGGCTTCGATGAACGCGTCGAGGTCTTCCTCGAGAACCCGCGTCTTGGGCTTCGTGCCAGACGCCTTGATTTCCACGGCCCGCAACTTCCCTGCCGCGATCAGCCCGTAGACGTGAGTGCGAGAGCAGTCGAGACGCTCCGCAACTGACGGCATCGACAGGAGCCGCTTCATGCCGCACTTCCCGACTGGTGGATGGAGGTGACGACAGGTGACACGTGGCGCGCGACCAACTGGTCTGCATGGCGCAGCGCTTCCTCCACGGCTTGGGTGGACGGCACCCCGGCTGTCATGAGCTCGACCAAGCGGCGGCGGGCTGCGTGGGTGTGGGTCGCCCGCAACGATCGGCGCTCCGGGGTGTCGCCGTACTGGGGGCGCTCATGGATCTGCGCCTGCCTCTCCAGCGCGAGAGCCGTTGCTCGCGGGTAGGGCCCAGCGACCACCGAGTTGGCGACGAGGGGGAACCAGGAGCTTGAGGCCTTGTGCCCGCGGCGCCGACGGCTGAGGTTGTTGGTGACTCCGACATAGAGGAGTTCGCCGTTGGCGTCGTAGTTGCGGTAGATGAAGGTGTCCCGGGCGGTCATGCTGCCTCGCCACCTTGGCGGCACTTGGAGTCGGCGACAGGTGACGCTGACCGCACGAAAAGAAGGTTCGGAGGAGCCCCCAGTACCTCCTCGATGCACTGCGCCGTCATGAGGCTGCACGACGTGCGCCGCCCTGCGATCAGGTGGTTCACGATGCCCGGGCCGACGGTGCCGCCGCGCTTCTTGGCGATCCGGTTGGCCCTCCGAGCGAGCTCGCTTCCGGACATGGGTCCGTGGGCGTCAAGGAAGTCCTTGAGTAGTCGGGGTGATCTGAGGTTCACGACCAGCCTCCAGGGGTCGATCAGTGGTGATGTCATTCGGTCTCCTGAGTGTCCTCCGGGTGTCATCTGTAGTCAATGACAAGGGACACTGTAGCAACGACATTGCTACACGCGCAACAGGCAATCTGTAGCGAAAACTGGACTCTCAGCCGTGTAGTTTGTAGCAACAGGCGGACCCCGCCTGCTACAGAACTAGTTGCCCTGTCGGCGAGTCGAGAGCAAGGTTCCTTCCGTGAGTGCACTGTCAGATGCGTTGAACGCTGCGAACGTCAACGGATGGTCGGCGCGAGAGATCGCCCGACGTACCGGAGGCAAGCTGAGTCACAGCGTCGTCGCGGACTACCTGGGTGGCCGAGAAGCCAAGCGGCCCACGGAGTACGTCCTCGAAGCCCTGGCCGATGTGTTCCCCACGATCACGGTGCAGCAGCTCCGTGAACTCGCAGGCCTCCCGGCCGGCGAGATGGACCCCTACGAGGTGCCGCATGAAGTGCACCGCCTGGACGCGCGACAGCGTGCAGCGGTCACCGAAATGATCCGGCTCCTCGCCGACAAGCAGGCAGGAGGTGAGCACGGTGGAAACACCGCCGCCACCAAGGACCCGGGCTCGGGCCCGGACAACGTCCGCGCAATGACCAAGCGCGACCAGATGCAAGAGATCCAGAAGAAGGCAGCCCGACGCAAGTAACGGTTGTCGGTGCCGGACCCTATGGTCCGGCACATGATGCATCCGTGGAGAAGGCTCCGCGAGCTCGTCCACATCACGTTGGTGTGGCACGACGGCGGACTCATGGGGGAGACGGACTATGAAGCCGGGACGATCAGCTTGCGTCGGGGGATGTCCTCGGCTGAGCGCAGGTCGACGATCATGCACGAGTGCCTGCACGCCGAGCGTGGGCCGGTCCCGATGGGGCTGGCCGCGAAAGAAGAGTCCCAGGTGTGTCGGATCGCGGCTCGTGAGCTGCTGCCGAACATCAAGGTGATCGCTGATGCGTTGGCCTGGGCGGAGTGGGACATGGAGGCTGCGGCCGACGAGCTGTGGGTTGACGAGGCGACGTTGCGTTGCCGTCTCGCTTCCATGGCTCCTCCGGCCGAGCGGGCCTACATGCGACAACGATTCGAGGAGCCCTGAATGCTGGAGAAGTGGAACGCTCTACACGTGGTGATCCGCGGCGTGATCATCACCGTCACGGGCCTTGCCGTCCTAGCCATCGTTGCGCCACTGTTCGAGGACGACTCGCAGGATGACCCGGCGGTCGGCCCGTCGTACTCCACAGTCACTTATGAGCTGTCGGGGAGTGTGTCGTACGCCGACGTCACGGTCCTCACCCCCACGGGCATCGAGCAGCTGACCCCTGATGTGCCGCTGGTGACCAAGACGGGTGAGACGGGGTTGGTCTACCGGTTCCGCGTCGGGGCCCCGGTGTCCATCAGTGCGCAGAAGAAGGACGCCTCGGGGTCTTTGACGTGCCGGATCTTGGTCGACGGCCGGCAGGTCTCGATGAATACGTCGACCGCGGCGTACGGCATTGCGAGCTGCCGCGGCCAAGCCTGACTGTCGGTGGAGGCTGGCATGGTCCGGGGCATGCTCACCGACACTGACAAGAAGCGCCTCGCCTTCGAACGCTCCTGGTGGCAGTACGCCGGGGCCAAGGAAACCGCGATCCGAGAAGCCTTCGACGAATCGGCGACCCGCTACTACCAGGCGCTCAACCACCTGATCGACCAGCCGGCCGCGCTCGCCTACGACCCCATGCTCGTACGACGTCTCAGGCGGCTCCGGCGCGCTCGCGCGGCACAACGCTCCGCATGCGCGGCCAACTTCGACTAGCACCAGGAGAGAGGGACACCTGCCGTGGCCTACGTCCGCAAACTGCCCTCGGGGAAGTGGCAAGCCACCGTGAAGCACCCGTCAGGGAAGCGTCACACCAAGACGGACCCGCTCAAGAAGGTGGTGACCGATTGGGCTTCTGACCTGGAGAACGCGATCCGCCGCGGCGACTACCTCGACCCCAAGGCCGGCAAGATCACTCTCTCTGAGTGGTGGGCCGTCTGGCTCACGACGCGGACCGTTGCCCGCGCCACGACTGCCAAGAACGAGTCTCACTGGCGCGTGCACGTCCAGCCTGCGTTCGGCACGTGGCCGCTGGACTCCATCCAGCAGCTCGACGTGAAGCAGTGGGTCGCTCGCATGGTGGCCGCGAAGACCGGGGCAGAGGCCACAGCCACTGCGTTGCGTCTGCTGCGGCAGCTGCTCGAGGACGCGGTGTCGGCGAAGAAGGTGCGGATCAACCCGGCGCTCGGGGTCAAGGCGCCGCGGCCGCCGAAGCACGTGGACCGATTCCTGAGCATCGACGAGGCCGATCGCGTGGTGGAGTCGGTGACGAAGACCGTGCGCCCTGGGAAGGGTAGTCGGCGGGATCAGCCGTGGGAGCGGGTTCCGGATCCGGCGAACCAGTTCTTCGTGCGGCTGATGTTGGACGCTGGGTTGCGGTGGCAGGAGGCAGCGGGGCTGCATCACTTCCGGGTCGACGTTCGTCGGCGCAGGATCAGGGTGCAGGAGGTCGTGGAGCACGGTCGGTTGATCAAGTTGGAGCCGAAGTCCGATGCGGGGTCGCGGTGGGTTCCGCTGACCGATGACCTGGTGGCGTTGTATCTCGCCCATGTTGAGGAGCATGGCCGCGAGGGCATGTTGTTCCACGAGGGGAGTGGTGGCGCGTTGGACTACGACAACTGGTTGAAGCGGGTGTGGCGTCCGGCGGTGAAGGCGGCTGCGGTGGATGATCCTCAGCCGACGCCGCACGATTGTCGGCACTCGTATGGGTCGTGGTTGGCGGATGAGGGTGTGCCGGCGCATGAGATTGCGAAGTTGATGGGGCATGGGTCGTTGCGGGCTGCGGAGCGGTATATCCATGCGTCGGAGGGTCGGATGGAGAGGGCGCGGAAGGCGTTGGGCGCACGTAGGGCGCATGGGGGTGAATCTCAAATGGATCAGGCCCCGTCCTCCGGTGGGGAGAACGGGGCCTGACCTGCTGTGATGCTGTGGTGGACGATACTGGGTTTGAACCAGTGACCTCTTCCGTGTCAACGACTGGAGGTGTGCTGGTCAGGGGGTTGGTGGCTGTGGTGGGCGTGGCTTGCGGTGTCGCTGGTGTCGTCTGCGTCGGGGTTGATTCGGTCCGTGGGCGCACGTGGGGCGCACGTTTCAGGCCTGTTCGAGCATCCCAGCACCCACCCAGATCGTCACCAGGCCCCACCCGTCATCGACCGGCCGGGCCACGGCGATGTAGCCCTCCCACGCCGAGTGCTCGCTGACCTTGCGCCAGTCGAGCAGGAGAGCCGCCTGCCGGCCGTCGGGTCCGACGTACCAGCAGTGCTTCACCGGTGGTGGTGTCGGGCCTTCGTGCGGGTGGGTGACACCTTCTGCGCGTGCTGTCTCGCGTTCGGTGTTGGCGCGGGTGCGGGCGAGACGGTCGGCCAGCGTGCCGTGGTCGCTGTCTCGTGATCGTCCCCCTGCCATGCGGGTGAGGGTAGCCCCAGAGAGTGACAGGGCTCCCGGACGCACGGACGCGCCCCTCCCCGCCGAAGGGCGAGAAGGGGCGCGGTGTCCCGTCACACGGGGGACGGATGACGGGACGCGGCGGAGCCTACGTCAGATCGCGAGCCGAGCCCCGATGGTATGCACCGGGTGCGCACCGAGGTCGATCTGCGCCAGCTGGTAGATCCGCATGGTCGTGTTGACGTCGGAGTGCCGAGCCAGGTGCTGCAGCTCGGTCGGCGCCAACCCCGCCTCATGGCCCTGCGTGATGGCCAGCTTGCGCAGGTAGTGCGGGGTGAGGTGGACGTCGATGCCAGCGCGCTTGGTGACGGTGGAGACCAGGGACGAGGCTGCGCTGCGGGTCAGCGGCTGCCCGTCGAGTCGGGTCAGGAGTGGCCCGGTGGTGCGCTCGCCGATCGCTGCGTCAACGGCAGCCAGGGACTGGTAGGGGATCGGTGTGGACGCCGGCTTGTTGCCCTTGCCGATGTAGTTGAGCACCCGGAGTCCCTGCTCGACGTGCAGCGCCTGCTCGACCGTGATGGAGCAGGCCTCAGAGACGCGCATTGCCATAACGGTCAGCATCTGGGTGAGACACCAGTGCCGGGGTCCGAGTTCCTTGGCGGCGGTGAGGAAGAGGCGGACGTCGGTGCGGTCGACCATCGGCTTGCGGGTGTACTGGACCTTGGGGAGTCGGGCGTAGGCGGCGGGGTCGCGGCTGATGATGCCGTCGATGCAGCCCATCTTGTAGTAGCCCCGCACCGGGTTCAGGGCGGTGCACACGCTCGAGTCCTTGAGGGTGGTTCGGAGCTCGCGGATGTAGAGCTCGACGTGGCCGCGGGTGACGTCCTCGAGTGGGTCGAGTCCCTGGGTGTCGCACCAGTTGAGCCAGCGGCCGAGCATTGTGCGGTAGAGGTCGTGGGTGGGGCCGGTGTAGCGGGCCAGGAAGGAGATGGCCAGCTGCTGGGCTGGCGGGAGTGCGCCGAGCTGGGCGGCGGGCATGAGGGTAGCGTGCTGCATGGTCAATCCTCCGAGGTAACGGTCGGTTGGGTTGGCTAGGCCCCGTTCGTCGATGCCAGTCGACGGCGGGGCCGCTTTGTGTCCTGGGCGAGATCGCCCGGGAAATGGAAAGTACCCCTCCCCGTGGCCCGGAGGCAACAGGGAGGGGCGACTTTCTGAGCCGAAAGCGTGGTCAGCAGTTCATGACGCGGGCCTCTCCGTGCTGCGCCGGGTCGGGATCAGACATGGTGCCTTCCGTCTGTCGCGGGGCCAGCGCCCCGCGCAGTTCGGCGTTCTCTGCCTGGAGGGCGGCGACCTGTTCGCGGAGTGCGCCGTTTGCTGACTCCAGCATGGCGGCTGCCCTGCGCAGGTCTGCGATCACGAGCAGGATCGCGGCGTCGTTGTCCATCACGCAACCACTTCAGTGAACGTCATGCGGGCTACCCAGTTGATGGTCTTGCCTGCCTCCCCGGTGCCGCGCACGGCGACAGAGTCAGTGCCGGTGGCCATGCTCACGGCCCACGTCGCTGCGCCCGCTGAGGCGGTGCCAATCGGGGTGATGGTGGGCGTGCCAAGGAACGCAGCGTTCACGCCCGTGTCGTTCTTGCAGGTGGCGTCGATCCGCCACGCGGCGGTGTCACCCGTGGCCGCGTCGCGGGCCACGACCATGATGCTGATGATCCCCGAAGAGTCGTCCGGCATCTGCCAGGTGGTGGACGAACCGTTGGTGCCAAGCACCTGGTTGGCAGTGCCGTCCACGGTCTGACGGCGCACCACGACAGTGGTCGTCTGAGCGTCACCATTGACGGCGAACCGGCCCGATGCCTGCGAGACGCCGCCTTCCACACGGGACACGGCGTAGCGGCCCGTCGCGAAGGCGTGCGGGGCAGAGACGGTCAAGTCCTGCCCGATCGCGCCACCAGCTGTCCCGGAGACGTTGTTGGTGAACCCGGACGCGAAAGCGTAGGTGCCGGAGAGCGTGTTCGTGGAGCCGAGGCCGGACGCGCCCTGAGCCGTGATGGTGTGCTGTCGTCCGAGCGCGGTCGCTTCGCTCTTGGTGACGGTGTGGAGCGCACCAAAGGCGGTCACGAACGACGCGGCCACCGGACTCAGCGGAACGGTGAAGTCACCCACGACGATGGACGATCCGCCCGAGGTGGACGCCTGCCCGAAGGTCTTGTTCAGGATGCCGCCGACGATGGTCGAGTTGCCCGCCCCGTCAAGTTCGTTTTGCCGCCCACCGTTGATGGACTGGTTGACGCCCGCCTTGATCTTGTTCAGCGTGCCGCCCCCGATGGTGTTGTAGTCACCCGAGTCAATGCCGTGGTACGAGCCGCCCGAGATAGTGCCGTGGGTGGCGGTCGTGGTCGTGTAGCAGTGGAAGCCGGCGATGATGGACGCGAGTCCAGCGGCAACGTTGTCGTAGCCGCCCAGGATCGCGGAGACGCTGGCGTTGGTGCCGAGCAGGTCGGCGTCGTTGGCGGGCGCGTTCGGGGTGGTCGTGCCGATGTTGGCAATGACCCCGTTGCCGATCACGTTGTCATAGCCGGGGCCAGTGCCGCCCGCCACGAAACACCCCGACAGGTCGCCCGCGATCTTGTTGCCCGCGTACCCCGTCTTGATGTTGATCCCGGCGTCCCCCAATGCGCCCGCAGGCTGCCCACCTGGGATCTGAGTCCCCGGTACAAACGCGGCCGAAAGCGCGGTCTCGGTCTGCGATCCGGGGGTCTGGATCTGGCCCGCGATGAGGCCGTCCGTGGTGGTCGGCACGGCGAGAACCTCGTCGCGCGCCGCGAGCGTGACGTCACGAGCTGCTTCGATCTCGGCGCCGGTGATGTCGGAGCCGGGGCCAACCGGACCGACGGGGCCTTCCGGACCCTCGCGGCCCATGACAGGCCGCAGGTTGACGACGCCGCGGCCGCCTGTCACAACGATGTCGGTCATCTGGTCTCCTCAGTTCGGGTAGAGCATGAAGGGGGAGCTGGTGGGCCCCCAGAAGCGGACGACGTCGGTTCCTGAGGTGAGAGTGAGCCGCCAGCAGGCCTGCACGAGAGCGTCGGTGGCAAGGTTGATCGATGCGGCGCTGTCGAGTTCGAGGGTGAACTCGCCAATGCCTCCGGTGAACGCGAACGAGGCCAGGACTTGACCGGCGGGCGCGTCGAGAACGTCGCAGGCGGCCGTCACTTCAGTGAGGTCGATGGGGTCACCGTTGTCGTCTTCGACGCCGGTGAATACGTGGCGCCAGGTGGTGCCGACCGTGGAAGCTGAGGTGATACTGCAGATGTAGGGCTGCGCCTTCGGCACGAGGTCGGTGAAGCCTGCCATTGGTCAGGTTCCCTTCGGGTAGAGCGGGGAGGTGTGGTCGATCAGGTGCGCGACCGCGACCCCGAGCGGGTAGGCCAGGGCGCCGATGATGAGGCCGAGCGCGAGGCGGGGCACGGGGGCTACTCGTTGCGCTCGAGGTGGAAGCCGACGGTCGGCTTGGTGGGCGGATCGGCAGCGAGGAAGGGCAGGAAGCGGCGGAGGAAGACCTCGACCTGCGGGTGCGCCATGATCCGGGCCACGGCGGCAGCCACAGCCAGCGGGATCGCGAGCCACGGGAAGGCGTCGACCTCGAGGCCAGCGGTCTGCACGAGCACCGGGAAGAGGACACAGAGCGCGATGAGCGCCTGGAAGATTGTGCGGGCGGTGGCGCGCCACGGGCGGCGGACCTGGGTCGGGGTGGGTGTGCTCATCGTCGGGTTCCTTCCCATCCGGGCACGGAGCGGAGCCGGGAGACGGCCCGCTTGAGGTGGTATTCCTTGCGGCGGTTCGTGAGCGCCTTGGGCTTGTCGGAGCGGGCCACGGCGGCGCGTGCGGAGCGCACGGCGCGGTCAGCGACCTGCACCTTCTCGTCGAACGACAGCTCGGCGATGGCGGCGTTGATCTCGTCGAGGGTCACGGGCTTCTCCTTGGTGGTCGTGCCCATCTGGGCGGCGTATTCGGCGAGGAACTCGTCCCAGGGGAAGCTCTCGCCGGGGTCGGTGCGGCGGCTGGGGTCGCGGTCGCCGTGGGCGAGGAAGCCGGGAACGCGGGCGTCGGACTGGGCTCGGGTGATCTTGCGGGCCGGGATGGTGATGCCGTGCTCGGCCTTGAGCCAGCGGGCGTATCGGGCTGCGGCCTTGGCCATATTGCGGACCGTCGCCTCGCGCCATGCCGGGGTGGCGCGGTTCCACTTCGCGGCCTGAGTCGCGGCGGACACGTGGTAGGCGTGCGGGTTGGAGCCGGTGCCGTCGCCGTACGCCTGCTGGTCGTAGGGCACCAGCTGCACGATCGAGTCCGAGTCGCACAGGTCGTGGTACGAGCCGTAGGTGGTGCGGTTCTGGATGAAGCGGGCGACCTGCTCGGCGCCGGCGTCGGCGCCGATCCAGTCGGGGGCGGACTCGGCGGTGTGGACGACGACGACACCCGACGGCGTGGTGCCTCGCGCGCGGAATTGCCGGATACGGGGTGGGTGCTTGATCAGGTACGCGGTCATGAGGGCTCCTTATGCCGGGACGCAGGCGTAGATGGTCTGAGTGACGGGCTGACCGGGTGACCCATCGGGAGTGACGACGGTCAGGGTTTGGCCGGTGTAGCCCTCGGGGCAGGCAGGGCCGGGGGCGCCGTCTGTGCCGTCTGTGCCGTCTGCGCCGGGTTCTCCCTTGCAACGGCCCTCGGCGCAGTAACTGCTCACCGCGGTAGCGATCTGCTCGGCCGTGGGCCCTGGCCCCTGCGGTCCGGCCGGACCGGTGATCGACTGCCCGTCGGCGCCATCGGTGCCGTCCTGACCCTCAGCACCGACACACCGCCCCTCGGTGCAGTACGCCGCGACAGCAGACGCCACCTGCGACGCCGTCGGCTGACGACCATCACAGCGCCCATTCGCGCAGTACACCGCGACAGCGGCCTTCACCTGAGCGCTGGTGGGGGCAGGGCCACGAGCGCCGGGCTCACCCTCGACGATGACGACACGCTCGCCGAGCTTCTTCTTGTCCGCATCTGGCTTCACCACGGGTTTCTCGCCCAGGCCTTCGACCTGCTCGGCGAGCGCGTGGACAGCAGCCTCGCCTTCCGTGACGTCGGCCTGCGCGGCTCTGAGCTCCTCGCGGAGGTCTGCACGGTCCTGTCGTGACTCGCTTTGGTCGGCGACCATGCGGAGCACCGTCGCCACCAGCCATGCGCCGGCGAGCACCGCGACTAGGGCGACCGTCCAACCTATCTTTGCCTTCATGCCACGCCTCCAAGTTGGGCGATCAGGCCGACGATGCCGAAGAAGAACGCACAGGCAACCCCGATCGCGGCGATACTCAACGTCCGGGCCCGACTGGACCGCTCCTCGTTCTGAATGTCGGCGGCCATGCGCTCCGCGCGTTCAGTCGCCAGGGCGGCCGCCAACTGCACCACGTCCTCCCGCAGCGCGTCGATCTGAGCGTTGTAGACCGCATCACGACCGTTGATGAGGGTGATGATCGTGGCCTCGGTCGCCAGACCCGACATGCGTTGATCCAGCGAACCCACCCGCGATGCGAGGTTGTCGATGCGTTCGGCGAGCACGTCGGTGCGTGGTCCTCCGGTCTCATCTGCCATCAGGGCGCCTCCCAGCAGATCCCGGTCAGATACATCACGGCCGAATCATCAGCTGACATGCGGATCGACAAAGTGCCATCGACAGCCACCTGCACCTGGAAAAACGCGCCAGCCAGCCCGATCCGCAACCCGGAAGTGAGGACCAACTCCTTGGGCCTATACGCCGACGGCAGCACCGCGACAGCAACGAACGACGTCGACGACCCTGCAGGCCGGTTCACACCCCCACGAAGGTGCACGGTGTGGTTGTCACGGACGGCCGTGAATACTCCCGCGAACGGCGCAGACGAGGCCACGCTCGAGGAGATCGCCCGTGTGGTCGCGCCATTCCAAGGCTTCACAGCAACACTCCGCCCATCTTCTCCACGATCGAGGCCCAGTCGCGATCCGCCATCCCCTTCGGCACAATCTGCAGACGCCCCCGAGCCACATACCGAGTCGTCTCGGCGAGCACGATGTCCGTGTACGCGTGGCCACCACGCTCGTCGACCAGCCCAGCAAGCCGCAGCATCGTGCCGGCCTGCACATCACCCAGGTTGGCCCGCTCTGCACCGAGGCTGGTGATCTGCCCGTAGGCCAACTCGAGACCGTTCGACCAGCCCGTGCGTGCGCCGAGCTTGTCGAGCATCTTGTCGCCGATCGACTGAGCCTTGGCGTCGCTGAGGTATCCCAGGTTCGTCAGGGACACGGCTCGGGCCTTGTTGCCTCGGTCGGCGCTGGTATCAGTGGAGACGCCGAGCTCATAGATGCCTGGCCCGGTGGTGTATCGGAACCACAGGCGCGTGACGTAGTCCTCGTCAGCGACCCCGAGACGGCCGGCGCCGGGAGTGACCCACCATGTCGGCGTAGTGGGGTCGGCGCGGCAGAACAGCAGCCCGTTGTTGTCCACGCCCCATGACTGGCCCTGGGAGTCGCTGTACGCGTCCAGTAGGGACGCGAGGGTGTTGATGTCGTCAGTGGGTGGGTCTGTGGCCCGCCACGGCGCCTCGTCGGCGAAGGTGTGCAGCGACCCGAACCGGATCTCGCCTCTCGCCCCCGCGTAGAAGAGGGCTTCGCCGGGGGAGCTGGTGACGGTGGTGAAGCTCAACGCCGGTGTGTCCTCCGCCGCCCGAGCGATGCCCTTGGCGTGGAACTCGCCTGACTCCCAGTCCGGTTCCGTCATCTCGCCGAGCCACCGCCGCGTGGGGCCCTCGAAGATCTGCACCAGGTTGCCCCTGTGCAGGAGCGGGTCATGGGTGCCGGTGGGGAGGTTCATCTTCCACGACGCATCCCAGGATCCACCGGGCCAACGGTGGGAGTAGACGACGTCACCGTAGTAGCCGATGTCGCTGAGAGCCTGTCCGCCGGTGTAGCGCGACCCATCCTGAGTGCCGCCGACCTTGATCTGCACGGCGGGGCGCCTACGAGACATGATGCACACCCCTGCGGTAGTAGCGCAGTTGCGACTGCGCATCGTCGGCGCCGGAGGTGACCAGGAACATGGACAGCGCTCCGGGTTGGAACTCGTGCGGCTCTTCGCTGCGCCGCTCGTCGCCCATCGCGTGGCGTGCGTCGGCGCGGTTGGGTTGGGATCCGAGCCAGTAGCTGGGCACCGTCGAGCCGAGAGTGGGCGAGTCGATCCATAGGTGGGAGGAAGCGCCACCTGTCTCGGGTGTCCCAGCCCCAGCCTCGACCCAGGTGAGTGCACCGATGTCGGAGTTGAAGATCCAGCCCTCATCGATGTCCGAGGCGGCCGAGGACTTCATGGTGAGTCGCACCATCGCGGGGGAGTCGACGGCGAGACGCATCGGAGGCAGGGTGATCCTGGCGATCTCGTAGATCGCCCAAGAGGTGGTGAGGTTCAGGATCGTTCCGCCGGCGCGTGACCCGAGGGTGGATCCGCCGAGCAGTGTGGCGGCGGACCACTCCACGAACTGATAGCCGGCCGCGTCCGCTTTCAGAGCTGCGAGCAGGGCATAGGAGCCGCCCGGTACGGCGGTGGCGGGGATGTCCCACTGCTCAGGGGTGCCGTCGAGTGGCGAGGAGGCTCCGGAGATGAAGGCGGGGTTGGTGGCGATGGTGCCACCGCCGGTGCGCCATTGCCGCAGAGGTGGGGTGTACCCGGTGGAAGCTTCGTCGCGGTACGTGTAGGTCAGGACCGTGTTGAGTGCCTTCGTGTCTGACCAGACCTCGATGGACGCTTGGGTGCGGACTGCTCCGGCCACGACAAGGGATCGGATGGACTGGGCTCCGGACCCGATGGTGGGGATGCTGTCGTACAAGTCGATGCGGGAGATGTTCAGCTCGGCGCGAGCGGCGGCCTTCCCGAAGACGGTGGCCTGATAGAGCATGGTGCCGATCAGGGTGGCGTCCTCGGGGATCTCGTAGAACGAGCGTGCGTTGCCGGGGGACAGCGACACGATGGCGGCTTCGTTCAGAGTGATCGTCTTCCCATCGACGATGACCTTGAAGAAGCGGGTGGAGGCGCCGGACTGGCCGCCCCTGCGCTCCCAGTCCACGGCGATGTAGTTGAACCCGGCCCGGGATGTGGCGGCGCGTTCCCAGCGCACATAGACGATCTGGCGACGCTCCGTGGCCCAGGACCCGGTGCCGACCTGATAGCCGCGGGCGCGGGAGCTGGTGAACTCGAACAACGGACCACCTTGCCAACCAGTGCTGCTCGTTCCGTCGAACAACGGCGAGATGGTCGGGTCGACCGGGTCGCCGGCCTGCACGAGAGCGGGGATGGTCGTTTCCGCGGCGGCGCGAGCGAACGGCAGGGCTCGCAGATGCAGCGTGAAGTGGCGGCGCACCATCATTTCGTTGGTGTCGGAGAAGTTGAAGTCCATCCACGAGGTGGTGATCTCGAAGACCGTGGGCTCGCCCCACCCGTCAGGCGGGATCCACGTCAGGGTGTTGGCGTGGCCGAGTTCGGCCTGCAGCTCAGCCTCGTTCTTGGCGAGCGCGATGGAGGTGTCGCCTTCGATCATGACGGGGATCTGAATTTCGCGGTTCCCGTAGCGTTCGATCTCTTCTTCGTCGCCGTCGCGAAGCAGTGAGTCGACCACTGCGACCACGGGGTCGGGGTTGCCGAGGTCGAAGCCGTCGCTGAGCGCTGTGAACCGGTCCGAGTCGAGGAGCTTGCGGAGCGACACCTCGCCGATCCGCAGTGCGTGGCGGCTGTTCTTCAGCTTCATCTCAGCGTGCCTTCCGTGCAGCGGTGGCGGAACCCTTGTTGAGAGCGCTCCCGACGTCAGCACCTACTTGCTTCATGGCCTTTTCCAGCGACTGCAGGCGCTTGTCGACTCGCGCGTGGTGTGCGTTCTCGCGCCGGTACTGCGCCTGTTGGGCCGCGTATGTCTTGCCGTGTGCTGCCGCGGCTCCAGCTGTACCTGCGAACGTCCGCACGGATTCGCGTTTGTTGAGGGTCCAGTTCAGGGACCGCTGGTAGCCGGATGATCGGGCGGCGAGCTGCTCCAAGTCGGCGGTCGTGGCTTCCGCGAGCACCATGTCGAGCGCGTCACCCTTGATGTTCTTCGACACCTTCGCGCGTGCTCTGGAGTAGGCGCGAGCGTCTGTGACGTCTCCGCGGGCCACGGACAGTGGGTCGGCGTTCGACCAGGCGTTGCCGCCGAAGAGGTCGCTGGTGAATTTGTCCGCGATCGTGCTGGACAGGTCGGTCATCTTGTCGCGCAACGCGTCGCGCTGTTTGCGTTCCCGTTCCACGGCCTTCTCGGAGAGGGAGAGTTCGCGGCGTAGGCCTGCGGTGCCGAGGTTGCCGATGCTGCGAACTGTGCCGCCTGCTGCGAGTGCCTGGACGCCGGCCACGGTGCCTCCGTCCGCGTAGGCCGGGATGCGGCCAGCAGCGCGGTCGGCACGGAACTGGTCGGCTTCGCCGTTGCGGTTGGTGATGATCTCTTCACCGGGTGCGGCGAGGATCAGGGTGCGGTCGCCGTAGGGGTAACGCTGCCCCGGGACCTCTCCGCCGTCCTCCCGGCCCAGGATGGATCCGATCGCGCCGACGGCCCGGATGACAACCACCCGGTCACGCGACACGCTGTCCAACAAGGAGCCGATGCCGTAGATGTCGGCGCGTACCTTCGCGACATTCTCCAGGTGCATCTGGGTCTGCACCGAGGAAGGGACCTCGTACAGTTCGCGGGCGTAGTCCTGGGCGGCCTTGCGGTTCTTGAAGAGGTGCCCGTACACGTCTGCGAACGTCGAGATCGCTGCCTTATAGGCGCCCGGAGTGTTTTGAGCTGCGTCGGAGAGGTCATTCCAGGAGGCGGCGAGGTCGTACATGGCGCGGCGGTTGGCCTGGCCCTCGCGGGTGGTCTCGTTGAGGGTGTTGCCGTTCTCCTTCAGCGCGTCACGCGAGTCGAGGATCGCGGCCTGGTAGGAGACGTCGGCGTTGAGGCTGCGGAGCTTCTCGTCCCGTTCCTCGCGCATCGCGTCGAGGTTGTCCTGCCGGGCCTGAGCCTCGCCGGCCAAGGCGCTGGCTGTCTGGCGTGACGACTCACCGTTGAGCCTCGTGGCGTTGTCGACACCCTTCAGCGCTTCGTCGTACTCCGGCAGCAGCCCCAGTAGCGCTTCCATCTGACCGGCAGACAGACCCTGCGCCTCCCCGAGGTTCTCCAGAGCTTTCGCAGCTGTCTCGGCGTTCCCGGTCGACACCAGATTCGTGAGTGCGCCATCGAGCGCCTCGAGCTGCTGCCGCTTCTCTTCGATGCCCTTCGACGGGCCATCGAAGAACAACCCCACCACGCCGCCGGCGCCAGTCTTCTCACCCAACGCGACGAGATCGGCAAGCTTGCCCTTCATCCCACCGCTGACCGCGTCCACCGTGCCGATCGCGCCCGCCAGGTCATCGAATTCCTTCGACAGCCCCGCCGTGGTCCCAGCCTCGGCGAGGTCCAAGAGGTCCTCTGTGAGCCGCTGCATGCCGGTGGAGGCTTCGGGGCCACCCTTGAGTGCATCGGCGATCTCGATCGCGGCCAAAGAGATCCCGACAGCGGTCGCAGCCGTCGCAACGGTTCGCAGCCCTCGTGCGGTCCGCGGGGATTCTGTGGCCAGGTCCGCGAGCGCTGTCCGGGTCTCCACTACTCCTGACACGATCTTGGTGCCGAACCAGAGCCCGCCTCCCAGAATGGCGGTGATCCCCAGCAGTCCCGTGGCCGAGGACTGCACGGGCTGTGGCAACTCTCCGAAAGCCTGAGCGAGCGTCGACACCGTCGAGGCCACCGTCTCGATCAAAGGCAGCAGCGCCTCGCCGGCCTCGATACCGGCGTCCTTGATGTTGTTCCACGACACCTGCACCTGAGACGCCGTCGTGTCGTACCGCTTCGCCGCCTCCAACGCGAGAGCAGTGTTCTCCTCCCACGCTCGGGCACCCAGGTCCAGGGAGTCGGTGAGCAGGTCACCAGCAGCCGACATCGACAGCAGCGCTTGTGACACCCGCACATCCGAGAGGCCGAGGTTGTCCAGGGTCGTGAATACGTCCCCGCCCGCCGCGTTGATTTCGGCGAGCCCCGCGGTGAACGACGCGAACGCCCGAGCAGGATCCGCCTCGAAAGCCGTCGCGAACTCCTTCGCGGACATGCCAGCCACATCTGCGAAGGTGTCGAGATCCTCACCACCCTGCTTGGTGGCCTTCGCCATGTCGGTGAACACGCGGCTGATGGCCGACCCGCCCGCCTCAGCCTCGATGCCCATCGACGACGCAGCGTTCGCGATCGCGAGAATGTCCGACTCCGCCAACCCGATCTGCGCACCCGCACCAGCAATGCGCTGCGCCATCGCCACGATCTGCGCCTCAGTGGAGGCACCGTCGTTGCCCAGGGCGACCAGAGCCGCACCGAAGTTGTCGACCTCGCCGGTCGTGGTGCCCATGACGTTCGAGATCTGCGCGATCGAGGTGGCGGCCTGGTCGGCGGTGAGGTTCGTGGTCTCCGACAGGTCAATCATCGTGCGCGTGAACTCGGTGATGCCCTCACGTTCGATGCCGAGCTGCCCCGCGGCCTCCGCGACTGCAGCGATCTCCGCATGCGTCGCTGGCAGCGTGGTGGCCAGACCCCGCAACTCTCCCTCGAGGGCACCCATCTGGGAGGCGGTGCCGTCGACGGTCTTCTCAACGCCGGCCCACTGCGATTCCCAGTCCATCGCGGCTTTGCCCGTGGCCACCAGTAGCCCTGTGGCGGCCACGGCGACCTGCCCTGCCTTCGAGGCGAGGGTGTCCATCGCGGCAGTGCTCTTGCCGGTGGACTTCTCGGCCCGGGTCATGGCCCGTTCCATCTCGGTCCCGAACTCGCGGGACTTCGCGATCGCCTGGGCGGTGTCCATGGACAGACGGACTGTCACCGAGCGGGTCTCGTTGGCCACGAAGACACCTCCAGACGTGTGCTTAGTCCAGCGAGAACGGGGGGAGTGGGCCCTTGTCCGGGGGCCGGGTGTTACGGACGATCGTGCGTTTCACTTCGCCGTCATCCGAGGCGGCGGTGCAGGCGTGACACACGACCTCGGTGGGCTCGTACCAGCCGTCCATCTCGGGATTCCAGGCCTCACTGATCGGATGCCCACACTCACACCGCGGACCCTCGTCGCGGTCGACGATGTCGAGAGCAATCAGCAGCGCACGGTCTTCGACAACCCAGGCCGGTGAGGCCACTGTGCGAGTTACCCGGTCGGGGTGCTCGAGGTCCTCATAGAGGTAGAGCGTCTCGGGCACTCGGAGGCTGAGGAAGATGGTCGGTGCGACCCGCTGGTCGCGGGCTTGGCGAAGGAGCGCCCGTGCTAGCTCTTGGCCAGGTTCAGCAAGGAGCTCGGCGATTTTGGGATGTCAACGCCTCCCGCGTTGCACGCCTCCCACGCCTTGTTGGATAGTTCGTTGATCTGTCGCAGACCGAGTTTCTTGCGCAGCGCCACCATCTGTTCCTCGGTGATGGGCGGCTGGATCGCGGTCGCTGCGATGAGCTTGTTGTTGAACACGGTCAGGTCGGCGCCCTCACCCTTGGGGAAGTAGGCCTTGTGGAATGCGACCCAGGTGTCGGAGTCCATGCCTTCGAACTGGACTGTCCACATGAACCCGGCGATCGTGGCGTCGACCTGCACGAGTTCCTCACTGAGCTGCTGGGCGCGGGTGGCGTTGGTGACGTCGCCGATGCTGGCCTCGGCCTCGGGCTCGATGACGTTGCCGCGGGGGTCGACGAGGGAGCTGAGGTCGTCGAGGATGCCCTCACGGACGTCGAGTAGATCGCCGCGGATACAGATGCGGGCGGTCCGCTTGACGCGGCGTGCTTGGTTCAGGACATCTTCGACGGTGTAGGACGTGACGGGCGCGTGCAGGTCAACCGAGGGGGTGTCGTCGCTGCGAGGCGCGGGCGTTCCGAGGGACTGGTCGTCGTTCATGGTGTGGGGCTCCTGTCGAGGGATGGTGTCGAGGGTTTCTGGTGCGATGCCGAGGGATGGTGGTGCAGTGGTGCGGGTGGCGGGAAGGCCCTCGACCTCCCTCCCGCCACCCGGTCAGACGGGCGACTCAGGGAGT